TTATTGGTGCAACTGGTCAACAAGGTCCACAAGGACCGCAAGGTGATATAGGTGCAACTGGTCAACAAGGTCCACAAGGACCACAAGGTGATATAGGTGCCACTGGTCAACAAGGCCCACAAGGACCGCAAGGTGATATAGGTGCAACTGGTCAACAAGGTCCACAAGGACCACAAGGACCTCAAGGATTTACCGGTGCAACTGGTTCAGGAGGAGGTGGTGGTTCAACCGCAGAACAGCTTATGGCCAACCAGTTCTATGTTGAAAACCTACAATTAAATGGATATTATTACGGCGAGACTGATTGGAATGACAATATTGGTACAGGTTGGGCCGGGTCTCCATGGATACCTAGTACAACAGCATTCGGTGGATCATTGTCTACTACTAAACAGGGTAAGTGGGGTATTAAAGTTTATCCTGCAGGTGCTAATAATATAATTGGGTCATGTTGGACTATTAGTACAAACCCACAGTCTTGGGGCAGAAACTGGTCTGTTGCCGGAGATTTATTTATTGTAGGTTATGAGTGTACCCCAGGACAAATAAATTCCAATTTAAGTCCACTATTTTCAGCCCAACAAGCATGGAGAATAGGTAGTTCTGGTGAAGGTGATACTTCGTGCCAGACTGTTCAAGTTAACGGTACAAGTTGGTCTCCATGTGATTATGTTGTAGTTGGCTTCAGTATCACCTCAATTAACAATTTTGTAGGTACTTCCGGAGGATTAAATTGTAGCTATAACGTCTTCATTGATGTAGTGTTATAATATGAGAGTTTTTAGATTTATACGGGCACTAATAAAATATATGATTAAAGGTGATCATGTAAACCAAAGAGAGTATGATACTAGATTAGAAATATGTTCAAATTGTAAAGATAGATGCGGTAAGACATGTTGTTTATGTGGATGCTATCTAAACAAAAAAGCAAAATGGTCAACAGAGAGTTGCCCAAAAAATAAATGGTAAGTTATGTGCGGATGTAATAAAAAAGTTTCTAAGACAAGGCCAGTTTCAGCAAAAAAAACTATTCTTAGAAAAATGTGGGAAAAAAGTAAAATTGAAGAGAAACCTATAAAAATAAATAGAATAAATAAATCATAAATTGTAATGTTAATGAGTAAACCTTCATGCATAGATGAACTTAAAGATTTAGCAGAAAAGCTAAGCGATAGAGATATGTCACTTAAGTCATGTTTTAAAAAGGTTAAGTTCATTATTAATTGCAAAGAAACCAATGATAAGGAAAAAATTAAAAAAATAAGAGAAATTTGTAATGGCAATTAGGGAAAATCAAAATGGTTGGAATGAATACTCTAAGTTAGTCATAGCAGAGTTAGAAAGACTTAATGATGGTATAATTTCTCTCAATACCGAAATCCAAGACCTTAAGCGAGAAATTGCAGAAATGAAAGTAAAGGAGGATTGGGCAAAAGAGTTATGGAAATGGAAACAGTCAGTTGACGAGGTTGCCTCACCTTCACAATTAAAGGATACTATAACTGATGTTAATGATTTAAAATCATTTAAGACTCAAGCCATAACCATATGGGTTGTTATTCAAACTTTATTTGGTATAGCAATAGCATTACTTAAATTCTGGAAGTAAATAACATAAATATTTTTTAGAAAAAAGATCTGAGGTTACTTTCAGATCTTTTTTAGTTTTGTTATATTTAAAATAAATAAACTAATAAACATATGATAAACGATTGGTATAATCCAGATCCTAATGATGACTTTTCTCCCGAAGATCATGATATTGAAATGGATGAAATTGCAAAAATGTATGCTATATCTGACATGGATAATGAACAACGAGATTGGGCAAAAACTCAAGCCCAAAAATTTTATAATGATTTTGAAAATTTGAGTGTTTCAGAATCTGTGATTGCTGTAAAATCACTTATTACAAATGGAGGCGTTTCTCTGGTTGAAGCAAATACCTTATTTGATAATATGATAAAAGTATTCCAAGATGATGAAGAATATGAAAAGTGTCATATATGCCTGCAAATTAAAAATGGTATAAATAATGATTGAATTTGAAGCAAATAATATGGACGAGCTTGAAGAAGAGGCTCGCTTAAAGGCTACGGAAATTTCAATAGAAATTGTAGAAGCAGTATGTAAAGGTTTAGAGAAAGGGGCTGATGTAGTTGCATTAGGCTTTTTGGCAAACCTAGATATGGATATTACAGTAAGGCGTGAAAATTATCTTGAAGCACTATCTCTTAATTTACACAGGGTAGAAAATGCAGAAGAATATGAATTATGTGAGCGCGCTGTTAAGTGGATTAACCAGCTCAAATTAGAGCAAGAATAAAGGTGATATACACACTTTCAGTTTCTCACATAATATTTTATAATTAGAGTAAACAAACTAACATTAACACCATATAACACTAAACTGATTGATTATGGATCTTATGACTTCCCTTAAGGTAAAAGGTACTACCACAGAGAATGGTATGACAACCAACACAACATCACTCGATGCAAATGTTGACCTGTTCTTTAAAGCAGGTGCTATGCGAAATGCTAAAGCTGAAAATATCATTTCTTTTGTATCTAAAGCATGGGCAGAGGACCATACTACATGTCTCCGTATTCTTTTCTGGGCTCGTGATGTTCGAGGTGGTGCAGGTGAACGTCGTTTCTTTAGGGTTGCAATGACTTACCTAATTGAAAAAGATCCTGTAGGATTTGCTGATATTATGCCTCTTATTCCTGAGTACGGTAGATGGGATGATCTTAAGGCTTTTGAAAATACCGCTGCTGAGGAATACGCATTGGCTACAATTACAACCGCCTTAGAGCGAGGTGATGCTCTTTGTGCAAAGTGGATGCCTCGTAAAGGTTCTTTTGCCGCAAAGATTCGAAGCTTCTTAAATCTTTCCCCTAAGCAATACCGTAAACTTTTAGTAGGTCTCACTAATGTAGTGGAAACACAAATGTGTGCTAAAGATTGGGATAAGATTAACTTTGAACATGTACCATCTTTGGCTATGTCTCGTTACGGTATGGCCTTTACTAAGAATGCACAAGAACATTTTAGTAAATATGTGGAGAGTCTTAAGAAAGGCGAAGTCAAAGTTAACACTGGAGCAATTTACCCATATGATGTAATCAAGGCATTGTACAAAAATGATGCAGCCGAAGAACAGTGGAAGGCTCTTCCTAATTTCTTAGAAGGTAATACTGAAAAGATTCTTCCTTTGGTTGATGTGAGTGGGTCTATGGGCACCGGGTGTGGCGGTAATCTCACCTGTATGGATGTGGCAATTTCCTTAGGATTGTATATTAGTGAGAGAAACGAAGGCCCATTTAAGGATCATTTTCTCACCTTCTCTAGTAACCCTAAACTTCAACACTTAACAGGAGATCTTAAGGACCGATTCCGCCAAATGCAACGTGCTGATTGGGGAATGAGTACAAATCTAGAAAAAGCATATAAGCTTATCCTGGATCAGGCAGTTAAGCATAACATTTCACAAGAAGAAATGCCTACACAAATTCTTGTACTTTCAGATATGGAATTTGACCAGGCAACAGACCAAAGGGAAGAGGTATTTGGATGGGGAGAACAGAGTAGAGATACATGGAATCCTACTGCTCAAGAAATGGTAGAGAAAATGTTTATTGATGCAGGATATAAGGTACCTAACATTGTTTATTGGAACATTCAATCCAGAAATGGTAATGTACCGGTTAGATTTGACAAAGATGGTACTGCCCTTATTAGTGGCTTTTCACCTTCTATTATGACTTCATTGTTAGGTGGAGCTGAAATGAATCCACAATCTATCATGATGGAGACAATCGGTAAAGAAAGATATTCTCGTATTAAGTATGAAACAATGTAAAGAGAATTGCATATAAATATTAAATAAGGATAAGTTCCGCAAACATTTTCTATCAAAACTCAGAAAAACCTTATCCTGGAAAATAATAAAGGATGCTTACAGCAAATTTTTACTACTATAAGCAAATAACAATCAGACCAGCATCCTGATATACAGGTGGCTTCTTCGGAGGCCACCTTTTTTATGCTTATAAATTGTTAATAACTTTTTTCATTTTTAGAGAAAAAAGTTGCCCAAAAATTTTTTATTCCCAAGAAAAAGTATTATATTTATAATATACAAAAATAAACGGAACATGGATACAACATTCTACAAACAAATCGGTAAATACAAAAACTCCGACGATCTCGTACTTGGCAACCTTCGATTGGTAGTCCACTTGGCTAAAAAATATCAAGGTATGGGATTGTCCTTAGATGATCTTATTAACGAAGGTACTATCGGCCTCTGTAAAGCGCGTGATAAGTGGAATCCTTCAAAATCAAATGGTGCAAAATTCTCTACTCATGCTACATGGTGGATCAAGGCTTCAATCCGAGAGGCACTTAATAATAAAAGCCGTACTATCCGCGTACCTGCTCACCGCACCCATTTAACTGAAGAAGCTCCAAAGGTAAGTCAATTGGATACTGCTTATCAAGGTTCATATAATCCTCAAGTAGAATCTGTGTATGATGAATCACACGTTAATCATACGATTGCTCATCTTTTGAAAAAGCTTAAGCCTAAGCAACAAGAAATTATCAAAATGAAATTTGGTATAGGCTATGATGAAGAAATGAAAACTTCTGAAATCGCCAAGGAACTCGGTTTAACTGTACAGGCAGTCAACGGTAATATTCGCAACGCTCTTAAACTAATGAAAGGATGATACCAAAAATAAAATTATATGCAGAGTCCATAAAACCTTTGCTCCAATGGTCTTCAGATAATCCTACGGATAAAGATATTAAATATACTATCACAAGGCTTGTTAGATTTTCTTCTGATAATCCTAAGGCCCACGGTATTCCTTATATGTATTCCCTAGGTGCATTAGAAGCTGCAAAGGAAAAAGGTATCCATGAACCTGAGGATAAACTTCCTTGGGTTAGATGGAAAGAGCAAACTCATAAAGGTGGTCTAAGAGACGAAGGTAGAAAACATGGTATCTTCCACCAAGAACATATTGTACCAGTCTCACAAATAGCAAAAAAGTTATATGACATTAAAGACATTACGGTGGATAACATATATACTGTTTTGGTTGATAACATGAAAATTGCATGGATTCTTAAAGAAGAACAGAAGATATTAGATTCTGTTTGCCGCAGTGGAATAAGAACACCTGAATTACTTACATCATTAAACATTCACATTAAAGGATTTAACATTTAAAAATATGCCAGAATTAGCAGAACTTAGATTGACTGCCGACTATGTCAATAAATCGGCAAACGGATTAAAATTTGTAGGGATTAAAAAGAACCCGGTTCATAAAGGTAAAGATATTGAAGTACCTTTTAAGTTCTTTAAGATCTCGGCAGAGAGTAGAGGAAAGGAACTTATGCTTACACTTTCCGATGATGATTCTAGTGAAAAGCGACATCTCTTAATGACTATGGGAATGAGCGGTCATTTTGCCCATACAAATACAGGACGCGAGAAAAACCATTCTCATCTTATGTTTGTTGAAAAAGATGGAACTACATTATCATTTGTAGATGTCCGTAGATTCGGTAAGTGGAAATGGGTAGATGATTGGTCACCTAATAGAGGACCAGACCCCACTACTGAATATGATGCCTTTACTGATAATATTATTCATAACTTAGATAAAGCTGCATTCAATCACCCTATACACACAGTACTGATGAACCAGTCTTACTTTAACGGTATAGGAAATTATCTTAGGGCTGAAATACTTTATCGTCTTCCGCACATTAATCCTTTTGAATCTGCGAGGAGTGTACTCACAAGAGAGCCGGATATTTTTATTCTCTGTAGGGATATTCCACTACAGGCATATGCATTAGGTGGTGGGCAACTAAAGGATTGGGAAAGTCCGTTTGGTACAGACCCTGAACCGCTACGAAAGTTTATGAGATGCTACGGTAATCCTAATATGTCAAAGAGAAAAGATAAGAATGGGAGAATGTTTTGGTATGATTCTAAATGGGATGAAGATGCTTTATGGGATCATTATAGCGGTCTTCCAAATCCTATTGCTTACATGTAAACAAACACACATATTAGCTATATAAAAATAAAATCAAAATATGGCTAATATTGATAATCAATGTAAAGATCTCGAAGTAAGAGATTACTTTTCAGAGAATGGTTATGATCATTCTAAAAATTCACTAGAAGATCTTTATTCACTTCAAGCAAAAACGCAATCTATGTATTTCGAAAAGCAAGGCAGAAAGCCCTTTTCAGAATTTAATATAGGTGATGTTGTAGATTTTCTCATGGTAACTAATCATGCAATAATTGATGAATTACATGAGATGATGGATGCTGTTGGTGGGATTGAAGATGGGGAAGGTAATGCTGCATGGAAACCTTGGAAATCTGCAAATTCTGAAATTAGAAAACAAAAATTATCAGATTTAACACCAGGTGATCTTAAAGAATTGAAAATGGAATGGATTGATATAATGCATTTTGTATTTAATGCAGGTTTGGCCATTGGTGTTACTCCACAAGAATTCTATAACTATTATCTTTCAAAGAATGAAGAGAATTGGAATAGACAAGAAAATAATTATTAAACATTACATTTAAAAAATAAAATATGCTATTAGATATCACACAAGAAGATCGCACTCTATGGGTTTCTTATTTTAATCTAGAAGGTAAAACTAGGTTTAAGACATATGACCTCACTGCCGATGATATGTTTAACTGGGAGGTTTGCGATGAAGGGGATACTAAAGCAGATCCTAAGATGAAAAACTGGGATGGCCGACCGGTAAAGAAAGTTAAGTCTAGGTGGTTAAATAAGTATAGAATTATTGAGTACATGGATAACTTATCTAAGTCTGATAGGGAATTCATCTTTGGTTATCATTTTCCAAGAACATATTTTATTGATATTGAGGTTGAGGTAACTGATTCATTTCCTGAACCAAGTAAAGCACCAAATCCTATAACTACAATATGTATTGTTACGCCTGAAAAACAGTGTATTGTTTTGGCAACTAAAGATTTAGATAATCAAACTCAATCAAAGATTCAGAATCAAATAGATGAACATTTTAAAGATATTGATGATGACTTTTCATTCACCTTTAAGTGTTTTAAAACCGAATATGATATGATGTCTACATTTATGATGTCATTCGTTCAAAAATTTCCAATGATGACAGGTTGGAATTATGTAAAATTTGATTGGCAATACATTATTAACCGATGTAAAAAGTTAGGAATTGACATAGGATCTGCTTCACCTTTAGGTAGAACTTTTGGCAGAGATGAATTCCCTTGTCATGTAGGAGTAATGGATTATTTAGATATTTATGCAAAATGGGATAGGACTGTAGATATTAAAGAAGACTTTAAGCTTGATACAGTAGGTGAAGCTGTTGTAGGAATTAAGAAAGTTAAGTATGAAGGTACTATTCAAGATATGTATGAAAAGGACTATCCTAAGTACGTGTTTTATAATGTAATTGATACTGCATTAGTTTATCTTATTCATCAGAAAATTAAGACTATGGATATTGCATTAACTATTGCACATATGACTCAGATTAGTATATTTAAAGCAGCATCACCTGTTGCAATTACCGAAGCTTTACTTGCAAGAGAATTTTTAACAAGAGATCTTGTAATGGCAAAAGACCCAAAGGCACCTCCAACAAAACGAGAACAGTTTGAAGGAGCCTTCGTAAAGGAACCTATTACTGGTATGCATAACGCAGTTGCTGCATTTGATTTTGCATCTCTTTATCCTTCAATTATGAGACAATTAAATGTTTCACCAGAAAGCTTTAAGAAAAAAGTATCACCTGAAAAAAGAGAAGCAGAAAAAGGAATTAATAATATTGTATCTGTTACCGGTGCTGTATATGACACAGAAAGGTCGATTCTAAAGGATGTTCTTAGCAGACTGTACTCACAAAGAAGAGAGTATAAGAAAAAGTCTTTTGAACTTCAACAAAAAGCATATGAAATGGAGAAGAGTCTAAAAGGATCTGAATAAATAAAAAACAATCAATTAAAGTAAATGTGCAGCTTAGGTTGCATATTTAGTCAATAAAACAAAAACATAAATGAGCAAATTATTCACAGAACGCATTCACTACAAGCCTTTTGAATATCCAGAATATTATTTGGATGGTTGGCTACCACAAGCACAAGCTTTTTGGTTACATACTGAAATTTCAATGCAAAGTGATGTTAAAGATTGGAATGAAAATCTAAACCCATCTGAAAAGAATTTGGTAGGTAATATACTTTTAGGCTTTGCGCAAACTGAATGTGCAGTATCTGATTATTGGACAGGAATGGTAACCCGATGGTTTCCTAAGCATGAAATTCGCCAAATGGCTATGATGTTTGGGTCTCAAGAAACTATCCACGCTGTTGCATATTCTTATCTTAACGAAACATTAGGGCTTGAAGACTTTGAGGGTTTTTTGCATGAGCCTTCAACTGCGGATAGATTTGAATTCTTAATGCAAACTACTGCAGACTATACACACGAAGACTTATCAAAAGATCCAACCGCACGAAAGGAAGTTGCCAGATCTTTGGCTATATTTTCTGCTTTTGCTGAAGGTGTAGCATTATACTCTTCTTTTGCTGTTCTTTATTCTTTTCAAATGAGAAACTTATTAAAAGGTATTGGGCAGCAAATGAAATGGTCAGTTAGAGATGAATCTCTTCACTCTAAAATGGGCTGTAGGTTATTTAATCATATGTGTGATGAATACCCAGATCTTAAAGATTCTGTAAAGAATGAAGTCGAAGAAGCTGCTACTTTAATGGTTGAAATGGAACATAAATATATTGATAAAATATTTGAAAGTGGTAATTTGGAAAATTTGAAAAAGGAAGATCTTAAAGAATTTATTAAGAAGCGTGCTAATGAAAAATTACAAGAATTAGGATATTCCTCTATTTTTGATTATAATGAAGAGTCTGCGAGCAATCTCGATTGGTTCTATCACTTAACTGGTGGTCATACACATACTGACTTTTTTGCAATTAGACCTACTGATTATGCAAAAGCAGGAGAAGGTGATGACTGGGATGATATTTGGTAAAGATTATTAAATGAATAGGTTTTTAGAAATAGGAAATAAATACAAGACAGATAAAGTTTCTCTTCATAATTATCATGAAATATATCCTCGGTATATTGAAAAATATTATAATTTAGAAGGAGGGATAATAGAGGTTGGGCTTTTAGGAGGTTCATCTCTTAAACTATGGTTAGAACTTTTTCCAAACATGCATATTTATGGATTGGATATTAATCCTAGCGAAAGTATAAAAAAACATGAAAGGTATACTATTATAAAAGCCGATCAAAGCTTACAATCAGATTTAGATAATTCACTTAATAAAATAGAAGAACCTATTTGGTTTATTAATGATGACGGGTCTCATATTCCTGAACATCAACTATTGACGTTCAATACTCTATTTCCAAAATTAGAAAATGGAGGAGTTTATATTATTGAAGACATTGAAACATCTTATTGGACAAAGGATGGTTTATATGGGTATGATACAAGATATGGTTTAGGTCACCCAAAAAGTATAATTGAAATATTTAAAAAATCGATTGATGGTATTAATCATAGGTATTTATTAAATCCTGATTTTGGAGTTGTAAAACACCAAAAACAATTTCATAGTATTACATTTGCACAAAATTGTATAATAATTGTAAAACAGGCTGAAAATAATAAGCCTTATGCATATAAATCACGTTTATAAACTAAAACATAAAATGACAGCAAACCAAATAGAAAAAGAATTAGGTTGGGAACGCGGTGTTGATTATCCAGAATGGGGTCATACTGATGTTTATCTCAATACAATATCAAAAGGGTATTGTTTACCTGGAGAAACACCAAGAGATGCTTATTGGAGAGTATCTACTACAGTAGCAAATAGACTTAGAAAACCAGAAATGGCTGATAAGTTTTTTAATTATATTTGGAAAGGGTGGCTTAATTTAGCATCACCTGTGCTAAGTAATACCGGTACTGAGAGAGGTTTGCCTATAAGTTGCTTTGGTATAGATGTTGCTGATTCGATTAATGATATTGGTAGTAAGAACCTAGAATTAATGATGTTAGCTAAACATGGTGGTGGTGTTGGTATTTGTCATAATCAAATTCGACCTGCTGGTGCAAACATAACAGATAATGGAACTAGTGACGGCGTAGTACCTTTCATAAAAATTAATGATTCAACTATACTTGCAACAAACCAAGGTGCAGTTAGGCGAGGTGCTGCCAGTACAAACTTAAACATTGAGCACAATGACTTTTGGGAATGGTTAGAAATCAGAGAACCTAAAGGTGACATTAATCGTCAATGTCTAAATATGAATCAATGCGTTGTTATATCTGATAAATTTATGCGGAGAGTCATGGAAGGTGATGATGATGCTAGAAAAAGATATTCTGCAGTTCAGAGAAAAAGAAGACAGACTGGCCAGCCTTATATTATGTATAGAGGTAATGTTAATAAACAAAATCCTGATGCATACAAGAAGAACGGCCTAAAGGTGTTTATGACTAATATCTGTTCTGAGATTACATTACATAGTGATGAAAATCATTCATTCGTTTGTTGCTTAAGTTCTCTTAATCTCTCTAAGTACGATGAGTGGAAAAATACTAATCTTATATACGATTCAACATGGTTTTTAGATGGCGTGCTTGAAGAATTTATACAAAAATCAAAAAATAGAAAAGGGTTTGAGAATTCTATTAGAACTGCAGAAAAAGGTAGAGCATTAGGCCTAGGCGTTTTAGGATGGCATACTTACTTACAACAGCGAGGAATCGCATTTGAAGGTTTAGAAGCCCAGTATGAAACTAGAAATATCTTTTCACAAATTAAAATTGAAAGTGAAAGAGCAAGCCGTGATTTAGCAGAAGCATACGGGGAGCCTTTATGGTGTAAAGATACTGGGTTTAGGAATACTCACTTAAGAGCAGTTGCACCTACAGTATCTAATTCTAAATTAGCAGGAGGGATATCTGCAGGTATTGAACCTGTACCTGCAAACATTTGGACTGATCAATCGGCTAAAGGTACATTTATTAGAAAGAACAAAGTACTAGAAGGTTACCTTGATAAGATTGGTCATAACAATAAAAAGGTATGGGATAAGATTATGGCAGATGGAGGATCTGTACAAGGTCTTAAATTCTTAGATGAATGGTGTTTCAGTAGAGGTATTTTAATTAAATGTAAAGATAATGGCATAGATGAAATTGCCGTTCCATTTAAAGATGTATTTAAAACATTTAAAGAAATTAACCAATTAGATTTAGTAAGACAAGCTGGTATTAGACAACAATATATTGATCAGGGTGTATCTTTAAATCTTGCATTTCCTAAAGAAGCATCTCCTAAGTGGATTAATCAGATTCATCTAGAGGCATGGAAACAAGGTATTAAAACTCTTTACTACATGAGAACTGAATCTGTGTTAAGAGGTGACATTGCCCAAAAGGCAATGGAAGACTGTATTAGTTGCGATGGATAATGTTTCTTTAATGAAACAAAGGTAATATTTTATGTATAATTAATAATACATTATGAGAGACTATACTTACATACTTGGTCCTTGTAGTATTGAAAACGAGGATAACTTTTTAGAAGTAGCCAAAGCATTAAATGCATCTATGGGAGATAAGAACTGGTATCTAAAAGGATCTTTTGATAAGGCAAACAGAACTTCTATACATTCTGATAGAGGTCCTGGTTTAGAAGAAGGTATGGAAATCATGAGAATCGTTAAGCATTATTATCCTAATATTAAAATCGTAACAGATATTCATGAACCTAGTCAGGCACTACCTTTATCAGAAGTAGTGGATGTTATTCAAATTCCTGCCTTCTTATGTAGACAAACTGATCTTTTAGTTGAATGTGCAAAAAACTTTAATGTTATTAATATTAAAAAGGGTCAATGGTTATCCGCTGAAGCAATGGAACATGCGGTTACTAAAATAAAAGAAGTGGATCCTAATTGCGAAGTATGGGTAACTGAAAGAGGGTCTCAATTTGGCTACGATAGATTAATTGTAGATTTTAGAGGTGTAGATGTAATGAAAGAATTTGCAGATAAAGTTATTTTAGACTGTACCCATTCAACACAAATGGCAGGAGATGGTATAACCGGAGGAAGTCGTAAGTTAGCAAAACAATATGCTAAGGTTGCTAAGATTTTTGAATATGATGGGGTATTTATTGAAACTCACCCAGATCCTGATAATGCTATTTCAGACTCTGGTAGCCAAGTAGAATTAGATTGGTTAGTAGCTCAAATAAATAATATATGAATCTAGACTACAATAAATTACTTAATCGTAATCCTATTTCTACCGATCTTAATTCGATTAAAGAATACATAAAAGGTAAAAGAATTTTAGTTACTGGTGGTGCCGGTTCAATCGGGAGTGAAATTGTACGTCAGCTTGTAAAATTTGGTGCATCTACCGTTACTGTTTATGATAATGCAGAAGCTTCAATGTTTCACTTGGAGCAGGAAATCAGCAGATTATTTCCCAACTCTCATATTAAATATGTAATAGGAGATGTAAGAGATAAGTATAGGTTAGAAGAAGTTTTTGATTCTTTTAAACCAAATATTGTTTTTCATGCAGCTGCTTATAAACATGTTCCTATGATGGAAGCAAATCCTATTGAAGCAATTAAAACTAATGTATTAGGTACTATGAATGTTTCTAATACAGCTTATATGAATGAAGTTGAAAAGTTTGTAATGGTATCAACCGATAAAGCAGTTAATCCTACAAATGTAATGGGTGCAACTAAAAGAATAGCAGAATTATATACTCAGTTCTTAGAAACAAAATCTGCAACTAAATTTATTGTTACAAGATTTGGAAATGTATTAGGATCTGAAGGTTCAGTAATTCCAACATTTATAAAACAAATTGAAAGAGGAGGGCCTATAAGTGTTACCCACAAAGAGGTAATTAGATACTTTATGACTATACCCGAAGCATGCCAATTAGTATTACAAGCAGGTGTATTAGGTAAAGGTGGAGAGGTATTTCTTTTTGATATGGGAGAACCTGTTAGTATTACTGATTTGGCTAAAAAATTAATAAAGCATTTTAATAGTGATGCTAAAATTAAATACATAGGATTAAGACCAGGTGAAAAATTATATGAAGAGCTATTATGTAATGGTGAAAATATGATACCTACAGAAGATCATAATATTATGAAGTTAAATCATGAAGATTATGATTTTAAAACTTTAATACCTAAAATAGAAAAATTATCTAAAATAAGGTCAAATGATTTCTATAAGATACTTTTATTAATGAAAAGTATTGTTCCGGAATTTAAAAGAGAAAGTAATGATTAACATTTATGGTAAAGGTGGTCATGCTAAAGTAGTTGCATCAGCATTAATTAGCACTATTGATTATGGTATTAAATTTTTTAATGATGATGATTATGATCCTAATCGCTTAGGTACTTGGTTAATAGCTATTGGTAATAATTATGATAGGAAAAGAATCGCAAATAAATTAGCAGGTCATGAATTCGGAATTATAATAGCAGACAATGCAAATTGTGATTTAAATATTAATCCAGGTGAAGGAACACAAATATTACAAAGTGCCACAGTACAAGTAGGAACTAAAATAGGTAAGCATTGTATAATTAATACAGCTGCTTCTATTGATCATGATTGTATTTTATCTGATTTTAGTTTTATAGGTCCTAATGTAACTTTATGCGGAGGTGTTGAAATTGGAGAATGTAGCTTTATTGGTGCAGGATCGGTAATTTTACCTTACATAAAAATTGGAAAAAATTGTATGATAGGCGCAGGATCAGTAGTAACAAAAGATATACCTAATAATACAACTGCATACGGAAATCCCGCCAAAATAAAATAACATGAAAAAGATTTACTTATCACCGCCTCATATGTCAGGTAAGGAATTAGAATACATTAAAGAAGTATTTGATCAAAATTGGATAGCACCGGTAGGTCCTCATCTGAATAAATTTGAAGACATGATAAAAGAATACACTGGAGCTAAACACGCTGTGGCAGTTACTTCAGGTACTGCAGGTATTCATTTAGCTTTAAGGTCATTAGGTGTTAGCGATGGAGATTTTGTTTTATGTTCATCTCTTACGTTTATTGGAACAGTAAATCCTATTATTTATTGTGGAGCAGAACCTATATTTATAGACTCTGAAGAAGGTACTTGGAACATGGACCCAGTATTATTAGAAACTGCAATTCTTAATTCAACTGCAATCGGTAAAAAACCTAAAGCAATTATACCTGTACATATTTTTGGCGTACCTTGTAACATGGAGGCAATTAAAAAATTATCTGATGAATATGACATACCTATTATTGAAGACGCCGCAGAGAGCCTGGGCTCTACAACAAATGATAAACATACTGGAACCTTTGGCAATATTGGGGTTTATTCTTTTAATGGAAATAAATTACTTTCTACTTCAGGTGGTGGGGTAATAGTAACCGATAATAAAGAAAAGGCTGATAAGATGAGATTTTTATCAACTCAAGCAAAAGACCCAATGCCTTTTTATCATCATACTGAAATAGGATATAACTATAGAATGAGTAATGTTCTTGCTGCAATAGGCATAGGTCAAATGGAGGTAATTGAAGATCGTATTAATAGAACACGAGAAGTAAATGAAACCTACAGAAAGGAATTAGGAGATTACTTTTATTCCTTCCAAGAAGAAGGGTCTTCTGACAGATCAAATTGCTGGTTAACTTGTGCACTTTTAAAACCTGAACATCGCCCAGAAGATCTTATTGAACATTTAGCAAAAGATAATATTGAAGCAAGAAGACTTTGGAAGCCTATGCATCAACAACCAGTCTTAACACAGTACAGGAAATATATAAATGGAAACAGCGCTTTATTATTCTTACAAGGTATATGTTTGCCATCGGGGTCTGATTTAACTGATGATGATCTTAAAAGAATAATTAAGTCAATAAAAACATTTTTTGATAATGATAAGCTTTGATGAATATAACTTATTAGAATCATATATAGACTCTCCTAACTTTGAAATCTTATTAGAGAAGAATCTTACCAATGATATTGATAAAAAGATTAAGTTTGGAATAGTAATGCCTACTCATAAAATTTCTGATGGTGGTGCGCAGACCGGTAGACAAAAGTTTATGGATACTCCATCTTTACTTAGAGACTCATTAGGATCAATTAAGAATCAGAAATATGATAACTATGTAGTTTACTTAGTAGGTGATAAGTATGATGGTGATGAAGAAATTAAGGCTGTGATGGATGAAGTAATTCCTAAAGGAAAACTTAAATATCATAACCTATCTACACCAGGAGAAAGAAACAAAGGTTTTACCAAACAGCAATTTAGATATACTGCAGGATGCGGTGCTATGAATAAAGGCCTTCAGATGGCAAAGAATGATGGATGCGATTACATTGTAAGAATTGACCATGATGATAAATGGAGCCCAGATCACTTGGAGCTTTTGGCAAAGGCATACACACAATATCCTGAATTGGCTTATGTATTTACAAGAAGCCGTAAAAAGGTAGATGCAACAAATAGTTCAAAAAAGTTTATGTATCAACCGAGAGAAGAAAGACATACTACAACAATAGAGCCTAACAATTTAGGTTATACTCATGGTGATGTTAGTCATTCTGCGGTTTCATGGAGGCCAAGTATGTGCGGTGATTTAAGATATAGAGATGCTTCACAACAAGCAAACACTGCACCTAAAATACCTTTATCAAAAACAAATGCAGCTGATGTTGATATGTTTAATAGAATGATGAAAGCAATTAAAGATAAAGGTCATAAGTATATGTACATACCTAGATTAACTAGTTTCTATAGAAACAGAAAAGGTAAATTCTAATGAATATATAAAAAAACAATAAAAATTAACTATTATGGAAAAATTCGAAGAAATCAAAGCTCTCATGGAAGCAGTAGGAGAAGACGTTGAAAAATTCTACGTCAAAGGAAATAAAGCAGCTGCTGTTAGAATTCGTAAGTCTATGCAAGAAGTAAAAAATCTTGCACAAGAACTAAGATTACATGTTCAAGAGACTAAGAATAATATGTAAAAATACCACACGTCCCAGACACCTTAAAAGGGCTACTATTTTAAATAGTGGTCCTTTTTTGTTTTTAAAAGTCCTATTTACTTGAAACCTTTTTAAAAACTTCTATATAATAATAAATCAGTTTGGTTTATATGGAAAGGTGCTTAATATTAGATTTTGATGATACATTAGTTTCTACTATAGATACTCATGCAGATTCTTGGAGGCGAGCATTGGAAAGAGTCTTAAATAGAGAAATTCCAATAGAAACTATTATGTCCGATATTAACTATGGAATGGATGTTCTATTGCAAAAATATCAATTATCCGAAAGGGAATCTCAATTGGCTCAGAAATATAAAAGACAAATTTTTTCCAAGAACCTTCATAAAACAAATGTTAATCAATTACTCCTATGGATAATTGAAAACTCAAAATTTGAAAAGGTTATAATTGCATCTAATTCATCTAGAGAAAATGTGGATAGAATTATGACTTATCATAACATTAGCCCAAATCTATTTGATCTTATTGTAACCAGAGATGATGTTAAAAATAAGAAGCCTCATTCTGATATGGCAGATCTTATCTATAAAACATTTCCTGAATATACCTCTACTGATTTTCTTATGGTTGGTGATTCTGAAGTAGATTCAACATTCGCACTTAAAAATAATATGAAATGCATTCTGGTAAAGTTTTAATAGGAAATAGTGGAGATCGTGTTTACCTTCATGATGATAAAGTAGTTAAGGAGGCTGGTGTTTATCCTATTAAATTTAAACAGCAAATGGATTGGTTAACAAATTGTACTCATCCGAACTTTATTAAGATAAGACCTTTATCTGATACTTCATTTGAAATGGACAAGTACCCAACATGGTATGATAAAATTTGCAGTCAGCCTTTAATTAAGTCAATTGATCAATTAGATAAACTGATTCATATTGTAAATGACTTTGATGGTTATGGTGCTGATGTTGATACGAGATCCTATTTAGATAAATTGGAAGGAAGAACAGGCTATAAGTATGATGGTAAATTTGATGCAGTTTCAAAGTGGGGATTTGTTCACGGTGATCTTACTGTAAGTAACATCTTATATGATAAAGATTTCGTATTTATTGATCCTAGAGGAACAGAGGAACAGAATTACTATGATCATGGTAAACTGATGCAATCATTTACTATGAAATATGAGTCCCATATATACAATGAGAGGAATCGTAAATACATTAAGTTTTGTAGAGAAGCCGAAAAGATTATGTATGAATGGTATGATGAATATCAACTTAAGTTCTTTTTGGCTGTTCACTTACTAGGAGCGGTTCCATTTTTTGAACTAAATGAAAGATATGAATTGGCAGGTATGTTCCTTAAGAAAGGCCACGAGCTATTTGATGAATTAGAAATTAAGTATACGAAATGAAAAAAATAGAAAACTTTAGGTATCATTACTCAAACTGCGAGTCACAAGTTAAAGAAATTAGTTCTTTATTAGAAGGTAGTGATATTTTAGATATAGGATCAAATGTAGGATTCTTTTCCGAGGCTGTTGTAAAAAATGTTAGGTATAAATCTATTCATTTATTTGAACCTAGTAAAGAGTATTATAATTATAGTAAATCTAACGTTTCATTACAAAATTCTAAAAATATATTTTTTAATAATTACGGTTTAAGTAATACCAGTTCACAAAGTATATTGTATAAATCCCCTACTGATAATATAGGCTGGAACACTTTCTATAAAAAAGATCCAAACCAAAAAGAAGAGTTTTTTAGCAAAATGATTAAAGAAACTTGTACACTTAAAAAATTAGATGATTATAAAATCAAAAATATTGACTTTATAAAAATTGATGTTGAGGGTTTAGAGCACAAGGTATTAGAAGGCGGATTAAAAATAATAAAGAAATTTAAACCTTATATTTTGGTTGAGGTAGGTTGGGGAACCTCTCACCCTGATTGGGAAGACTGTCTTAAAGTATACAATCAATTATTTGATATGGGATATGAGAGAGTAGATTTTAAATCATATACACAAGATATTTTATTTAAACCAAAAAGATAAAAATGAGTAGAGTAAGAAAGGCAATTATTTTGGCGGCTGGTAAGTCAACAAGATATGGATCAAATAAACTTATAGATCCAATTTTAGGAAAATCAACAATTCAGTACTGCATTGAATTTTGTATTGAGAATGGAATAGAAGATGCATATGTTACTATAAGCAAATCTGACTTCTTCTTTAAAAACAGAAATACAAAACTGTCTCATCCTATTATTGAAAGTTTATCTAAGTATAAGGAAAAGATAAACATTTATTATGAATTCCAAAAGGATGATGAGTATGGTCCCGGTGCTGCTATTAAAGCATGGGAAGGTAAATTCTATGAACCTTTCTTATGTCTCTTTGGTGATAATTACTACCAAGGTAATATTGGTTTAGAATACCATGATCCGAATAATACTGTTGTTACTTATAAAGATTATGAAACCAGAGCAAGAAATTTACAACTTGCTACTATCCTAGAAGATGTGGTTATTGAAAAACCTCATGGTGTAGTAAACGGAAGATACTTCTGTGGATATATGATATTTGCAAAAGAAGCATTTGATAACTTAAGCAGTATTAAATTATCAAATAGAAATGAATACGAAATTACTCATCTTATAAACTCGATGGATAATTTAAAATTTGAAGAATTAGATATATGTTGGTACGATCTAACATATGAACAAGATAAACAGGTAATAGAAGACATTATTCAAAATTGTTAATATGAAAGAGAATGTAAAAAAGATTGGCTTTTTTAAATTAGGTAAAGCCATTAAGTTTAATGAAAACAGTTGGAGCGCAATTGGTGGAGATTGTGAACCTAAGCAATTAATTTGTTCAATTGCAAATAGAAATCCTAATATTGAATATTGGTTATTAAGCCCTAATGATTTAGGAAAGTTTAGAGCAAAACAAAAACCAAAAGTAAATTCTTTATTTGGTCCTCCGCAAACGGATGAACCTACTGTGCCTAATAATATTAAGGAATTTCACTCTACTATGAAGGAGAGAAAATCAACCGAGGAGAGCGTTGAAATAATTAAAGGTTTAGATTTAGATTACATTTTCTTTTACACTGGCCCTACTAGCACTGTAAACATCCCAGAGTATATTAATAAGAAAGATGGTACAGGGCAAGTTAAATCGTTAGACTTCTTTAAGTATTATGCAGCTCCAATTATCAAAGCAATGAATGAATTGGAAAAGAAAGTTCCTATTGTTGGATTACTTGTAGATAACCGATACATTCTTGCTTGTAAGGATTGGGGAATTAATAATAGACCTACATATTACTTAGCACAGAATACTTTTACTAAAGAAGAAGAATATTTTTGCAATCCTCCATTAAGGGATACTGCAAAGATAACTTCAACATATGAATATTCTGGCATTGAAACAGTATTCCTTTTGGATAAGAAAAGATATAACACCGATGAGTTGTTTGAAATGAAAAAAACAAATTCATTTATGATGTTACAGAACCAAGGAAAGGGATCAGGTGGTATGGATCGCTGGGATCCAGTAAAAGAATATATTGTTGATCAAAATATTGAAACTGATATCTATGGTAAATGGGATGATGAGATTAAAGAAAAATATCCTGATTGGTTTAAAGGTGAAACTAGAATTGAAACAATGACCGATGAACTTTTAAGTACTAAATATACCTTTTGCGTTCCTATTAAAGAAGGTATGGTCACTTCTAAATATGCAGAAATGCTACACTATGGTATAATACCTTTCTTACACCCGTCATACGATACTGACTTTAATGTGTTCCCTGAAGGTCACTTTATCAGATGTAAATCACCAGAAGATCTTAAAAATAAAATTGAATTCTTAAATGCAAACCCGGAGCATTATAAGAAATTATTTTACAACCTCCAAGAAAAGTATCTTAAAGATTCTTATTACACCGGAGAGCATGTAGATAACAAAATCTGGGAAGCCTATGAACGTGTAACAAAAACTGAAACTATAAATGTATAATTCTGAAACTAAAATCCTAGTCACTGGTGGAGCTGGGTTCGTTGGTACAAATTTTATCAATGATTTATTAAATAGAGGTCATAATCCTAAATGTATTGCTGTTATTGACAATATGGAACACGGTACTTACATACCTAAGGTACATGATCAAATAGAAAATTTTCATAAAGTAGATATTAGAAACCAATATGTAGAAAATATCATAGAAGAATTTAAACCTGATTATGTATATCATTTTGCAGGTTTAGTTTCAATTTATGACTGTAATGAAGATCCATATGAAGCAGTTGATAATAATATCTTAGGTAGCATTAATGTAATGAACGGTTGTGTAAAGGCTGAGGTAAAGAGAATCATCTTCAGTGAAACTTCTGCCGTTTATGAAAATGAAATTATGCCTGATGACGGATTTAATGAAACACAGTCGGATCCTACTACTGTATATTCTACGACTAAGGCATGTCTTGCATTATTAGCAGAATCTTACCAGAGGACTAAAGGATTAAATTATACTGCTTTAAGATATTTTAATGTAGCTGGTCCTTTACAAGACTATAATAGAACTATCCCTCCAGTGTTCGCAGGATTTATTTTAAGAATTAAAGGTGGTCATAATCCTATTGTATTCGGTGACTATATGAAAGCCAGAGATTACATTGATGTATCAGATGTTAATGCTTTCCATATTCTTTGTATGGAAAATGAAAATACTGCAAACCAAACATTTAACTTAGGTACAGGTAAGATGACCAACTTAATGGAACTCAAAAATATGATAGGTGATATTATGGGTGTTGGTGAAGTACCATTTGATCACTATGATCCAATTGCAGGTGAAGCTTTAAATATCAGAGGAGATATCTCTAAAGCAAAATCTATGGGATGGGAGCCTAAGAAAGATATAAGAGATACCATCAAGGAAACTATTGTTTATCTTGAAAATGAAATAGCTGAAGGTACAATTGATCCTTTAACATTCATGGAAGATTTAGAAATTGAAAAAGTAAAAATCTAATTAAATAACAGAATTTACAACAGGAGGTTATTCTGAGTTTAAAGAATCTTATTATAATAAAAAAACATAAATTATGAGTAAAGAATTAAAATGGGGTACTATAATTCCACTGATTGGTGGTAGTGCTATAGGATGTAAAAAATCTGCAGGTAACGAGCCTGCATTTCATTTAAGTTATGATGCATTTGCTGCTAATGAAAGTCATATTGAAAAATATTGGCCAGATGTACCAATGTATCGCCTAGATCATGAAGAGGTTGAAATACCTCAACAAACTTTTGATGGGGTTGATTATGTAAATTCAGTATGTCCCTGTGCTGGTCTTTCACAATTAAATTCTGCAAAAGGAACTGCTGCATCAAGAGGTTCAGGTGCTACTCAAAATAAATGGATGTATGATTCGTCAGAATATATTTTGGAACATGTAAAACCTAAAGTTCTTTGGGGTGAAAATGCGCCAGGCCTTTTTACTAAAATGGGTGAAGGCGTAGTTAATAGACTAAGGGAAATTGGTGAAAAACATGGGTATAGTTTTTCTCTCATTAAAACAAATACTGAATTACATGGAATACCTCAGCGGAGAATGAGAACGTTTTATTTCTTTTGGAATACTCCTACTGTACCAATGTTAAGTTGGAAATTTAGAGAGAAGAAAAAGCTTATTGATTACTTAAATGAAATTCCTGAAGATGCTACCCAACAGGATATGTTTATGGTTGAAGGAAAGGTCAGTGATCACTTTAAGCCTTATGAATATGTTTTAGAAAAAGAAGGTATGACGCATGCTGAATTTGCAGCTGAATTTAAAAAAGGTACTATTGCACAATATTTGGAAAGTAATGATTTAATTGATGATTGCATTAAATGGCTAGAAAAGAATTATCCTAAAACAGGATTTTCAAATAAAAAATCTACAAAGACTTTTATTGATATGTTAGAACACCAGAAATATAAAACAAGCCAAGGTTTAGGTTATTGGGATGCTTCTCCACATTTCTTTCATGATTCTTTTTCTGCTCTTATAGGTAGAAATATGTTTAATGGTGTTCACCCCGTTGAAAACAGATATCTAAATGTAAGAGAAATGTTACACTTAATGGGATTACCTTTAGATTTTGAAATTGAATCTTCTCGCCAAGTTAATCACATTGCGCAAAATGTACCTGTTACAACTGCTATGGATATGGCAGACGAAGTAAAGAAATTTTGTAATGGTGAAGCTAAGATGACAAATTACACATTCTTAAAGCAAGATAATACTAATCATAAAGTAATTCAAGCCGAGGAGATTGGAGCAGAACCTAAGAAAAAATACAAAGTAAAAAGTATAATTTAATTATGAAAGATAATGCAGTTGCAATAGGAATATCAAGCCTAGAGTTTACTAATATCTTATGTAGTTATTATCCTAAAGGGATTAAAGAAAAATTTGACATTTATCTGTTTGTGGATGATACTAAAATAGACTTAGATAAACTTAAAAATATTTTTAATGAACATAATTTACAGATTTTTAAAGATGCTAAAATAATTATCTTAAATGATCTTTATCAATATTACATAAAGAAACATGGTTATGAAGGGCTTTCTAAAGAGTTTTTATTAAAGCATGGTTGTTTGTTTAAGATCTTAATGCCAATTTATCTTAAAGAAAAATTTGGAGTTAAAAGAACATATGTTTCAGATGACGACGTGTTTATTCTAAATGACTTAAGTTATATGTGGGATGAGTATAAAGAATTTGGAATAAAGAAGGAAAATTTATTTTACATTAGAAATAAAAATAAGTATGATGTAATGAATGCCTTTAATGAAATTTTTGAATCTGATTTTACTTTAGATCAAATGAATAGTCTTTCTATAAATGCAGGTAATATTATTTATGCAGAAGATCCTAAACTAGAGTATTATTTTGAAAGGTTTGTAAAACACCCGTTTATACATCATATGTTTTTTGATTTTAGCGGGTACACAAGCTGGACAGTAGAACAGAGATTCCACCATTTTAATATGCATAGGTATTTATCAGAGGGTAGGGAAGTTAAATTTTTACAGAGTAAAGATTTAAGATTAATGCAAAATCTTGATAAAGATATGAAAGCAGGCACCCCACCTGAAAAATATCTTAAGGTAGTTATGCCTTCTATAATTCATTATGCAATAGGTACAAAAAAGCCTTTATGGCTTAGAGATTTTTTGCCTGGTTTAAAATGGAGGTTTGGGTTTACATACAAACCTAAATATGAATTAAAAGATATCTTATATAATAAATCATGGTTTCCTCCATCATTTAAGAGCGTACAGAAAAAAGGAAAAGAATATTCAATAAAATCAGTATTTTAAAATGAAGACATTAAAAACAATTACAACAGCAACATTTAAGATGGATGTCGGTGACATCACATTCAGACTGTTTGACGAAACGCCAATACAAACCACAACCTTTATTATGCATGCAAAATCCGGTAACTTTAAAGGGATGGACTTTTTTAGAGTAGAGCCTGGTTTTATTATACAATCTGGTCCTAAGGAAGGTACAGCAGGTGGCTCTATGTGGGATGAAATTGAGCCCCCTAGGAGAATTAAAGATAACAACACACATTTCTTTGGTATATTAAGTGCGGCTAATGCAGGTAGTCCAAATTCTTCTATAGGTGGATATTTTATATGCGTAGGTGGGAGACACAATGTTAGCTTTTTGGATAAAAAATATACATCGTTTGGTCACATTATGAGTGGGTGGGAGTATATAGAAAAAATAGAAAAGGGTGATATTGTTAATGATGTCATTATTAATACATATACATTAAACTAAGTAACTAATATCAATATAATAATAAACAAATTAATTTCACAATGGAAACAACTATTAACAAAATTGACGGTTATGAATTAAGTTCATTCGTTCGCAAGCTATTACCAATTGACAAATTTATTTTTATGAAAATTTCAAAGGAAGGTACGGTATCTTCTGTTTATTTTCCTGAAAGAGATGCTGTTAAATTAGTCAACACACCAACGACTGATATGTTTGATGCTGATATTGAAAACCCAGTTAAAGTAAGCTTTTATAACGGTACTAAAGTTATCGATGCATTAAGCCATTTTAATGGAGATGTAAAGGGTCGCATTAAATATACAGAATATGAAGGTGAATACATGGCAAGTGATTTTATTTTAGAAAACGATGATCTTCAAATTAACCTTGCTTGTACTGATCCATCTCTTTCGTTCATGGAGATGAGCAAGGAAGAAACTGATAGAGCCTTTAATACAAATGAAAAAATGTTTGAATTTGATCTATTAACAACGCATGTAGATAAAATGAAATCATTATTTAATTTGGATAAAGATGAGGATATCTTTACTTTGTACATTGGAGAAAAGGGCATTAATATTAAAGGTACATCATATGATGCTACACTGTGCCACAGTTATGATTCTAATGTTGATGCTGGAGAAAAGGTTATAATTTACAAAAAATACATTAATCTTTTAGATAAAGAAAATTACAAAGTAAGTGTATGTGGAAACAAGGTTGTATTCAAATCATTGGATACTAACACCCATCTTACCGTAGCAGTTGCAATTACTGATGAAGACTAATTAATAGGGGCGCTTCGGCGCCCTTATACTTTTAATAAATCTAATACACAGAAATAATAATGACAGAAGAATTACAAAACGTAAAAGAAGAGGCTTCAAAATATTACAATTATGAGCAAGCCGTTAAGTTAATGCTTAACTCTATTTACGGTGCATTTGGTAATCCTTACTTTTATTTCTTTAATGTTGATATAGCAGAAACTATTACTCTTCAAGGTAAAGATGCAATCTTATACACTGAGCAATTAATTAATAAGTACTTTAAGGAATTTTGGCATAAGGATTTGCCTGCTCATGCTGCTATGGGCATTACTGTAACTGGTAAAATTGAAAAACCTGTAGGTATTTACATTGATACAGATTCTGTTTATGTTAAATTTGATGAGGTAATTCAAAAGGCCGAAGGCTGGGATGGTGATGAAAAGGAATTTATACTTAAGCTCTACAAGGTTAGGCTAAATGATTACATTGAAAAGATTTTACAAAAATATGCTGATGATAATAATGCAGAAAACTTCTTATCATTTGAGTTAGAAAGTATTGCTAAAAATGCAATATGGTTAGCCAAGAAAAAGTATATGCAAAATATTGTTTGGAAAGATCCAGATATTCATTATGACGACCTTTCTAAAATTAGTTCAAAAGGCTTTGAAATTATTCAATCATCAACTCCTATTTTTGCTAGAGAAAAACTCAAAGAATTGCTAACTTACATTTTTTCTGTTAAAGAATTAGATATGGGCGCCTTTGCATCTTTACTTAAAGATGTTAAAAGACAATTTAGATTAGCAAACGTTGACCAGATAAGCTTTTCACGAAAGGTAAATAATTATCAAAAATATATTGTTAATGATTATGATGCATTTGAAATTGCATCAAAATGCCCAATTGGAGTAAGATCTGCAGGTTATCATAATTATCTTTTAAATAATTCAGGTCTTAAAGGAAAGTACCAACCATTAGGAAATGGTGAAAAATGTAAAATGTATTTTTCTGAAGACAAATCATGTGATGTATTTGCATATGCACCTGGAGATTATCCGTATGAGTTTGCACCGAAAATAGATTATGATAGACAATTTGAAAAAACTATATTGGATCCAATAAACCGGGTCGTGACAGCAATGGGATTTAAATCATTTAATAGAAATTTGATTTACACCACAAGCTTATTTTAAAAATAAAAAACATTTATGAAAAACACTAATTTTAGAATTCACGTATTAGGACTTCCTCATACAATTACAAATGAAGATTTTGTTGCTTGTGCATATACGCAGAAGGCATGGAAATTTTGTAAAATGATGGCGGGTAGAGGGCATCATATAATTCACTATGGTCATGAGGAATCAGATACTATGGCCGATGAAAATGTTACTGTCATAACAAACGAGGTTTGGGATAGGGTATACGGAACTCATGATTATAAAAGTAAATGGTTTACTTATGATGTAAATGACGAAGCTTATCAAACCTTTTACAAAAATGCTATTGAAGAAATTGGGAAGAGGAAACAGCCTAATGATATTATTTTACCTTTTTGGGGGAGTGGTGTAAGACCTATCTGTGATGCTCATAATGACTTACTGATTATTGAGCCAGGTATAGGATATGCAGGTGGTCATTGGGCACCCTTTAAAATATTTGAATCTTATGCAATTTATCATGCATATTGCGGCTTACATAATGTAGGTACGTGTGCACAGAAGAACTATGATATAGTAATACCTAATTATTTTGATTTAGATCAATTCGAATATAAGGAAGAAAAGGAAGACTACTTTTTATTCTTAGGTAGAGTTTATGTAGGAAAGGGTATTCATATAGCAATACAAGCATGTGAAGCGGCTGGTGTTAAATTAAAGGTTGCTGGTCAACTTGACCCTTCGTATGAAAACTATGAATGGCCAGAACATGTTGAATTTGTAGGATATGCTGGCGTTGAGGAAAGAAAGGAATTAATGAAAAATGCAAAAGGTTCATTTCTTGCTTCACAATATTTAGAACCTTTTGGCGGTGTTCAAATAGAAAATCTATTAGCAGGGACTCCAACTATTTCTTCTGATTGGGGAGCATTTACCGAAAATAACATTGAAGGCGTTACAGGATATCGGTGTAGAACATTTGAAGATTATGTGAGAGCAATTAATAATATTCAAAACGGTAAGATATCATCAAAGGATTGTAGAAAGCATGGTGAGAAATTTTCATTAGAGGCAATTGCACCTATGTATGAAGACTTCTTTAGAAAAGTATCAGACATTACTAAGGGTGAAGGCTGGTATGAAATATGGGATGAGTCATTATATTCTGAAGATTATCTTAATAGTAAAAAAAAACTAGCACCAAAGAAGTAAATAAAAAACCTAAGGTTGCCTTTTGGACAGAAGGTGGCTGGGCATTAGGTCTTATTTATAAATCTTTACAAAAACTACTTTCTCATAAATTTAATATAGATTTTTATGATTGGGGTAAGCCTGGAGATAATATAGAATTTTTTACTAATGAAAAGTGGAAAGATTACGATATTATAGCAGGAAACTCTGCTCTTAATTGGATGGCAGAAGAAGCCGGTTGGATGAAGTCAACTCCACAAGAATTTTTAAATAAAATGGCTATAACAATATGGGCCAAGCCAAATCCTGATGACCCGCATTTTAATGTTAAATTAAAATACTATGATGGGCCAATTTTTTCTTCACCTACACCTGAAATTGCAGAAAAGGTAAAATGCGATTTCGGTATAGATACAGATATTGTTAAGACTGGTAAAATACCAAGCATGTTTAAACCTATTAAAGAAGTTAAAAATATTAAAACTTTAGGTATGAATGGGCGGCCGTTTACTAATCCGCACTGGGATGCAGTTAAAAGACCAGAGCTTCTTAATGAAATTGCAGAACTTTCGGATTGTAAAACTGAATTTATTTGTAATAGTAAAGAAACTGGAAGTAGAATATACAAGGACATCGATATGTATGTCTGTACATCTGTGCATGATGCAGGGCCTGCTGGTATAGTAGAATGTGCATTTGGAAAAATCCCAGTTATCTCTACTCCAACTGGGTATGGTAATGTGATTAAGTCAATTAAAACTTTTGAAACGGCAGAAGAAGCTGCTGCCATTATTAAGGAATTAAATAGTTCACCTGATCTTTTAGAAAAATATGTTAACGAGGTTTATGAAGAAGTTCTTAGAGAATACGACATAACAAAAAATGCAATAGAGTATTGGATTCCTTTCTTTGAGAAAAGGTTAAATTTAAACAAATAAACAAACCTCATATCATCTATATAATAATAAAATAAAACTTAATATGGCAAAAGAATTTTCATTCGCAGATTTAAACAAAGAAATGTCAAAACACTCTACATACGGAGAGACATTAGACAAATCTACTATTTCAGAAATAGATCATTATATTCCAACAGGAAATTTTCATCTTAATGCATGCTTAACAGGTTCTCTGTTTGGTGGTTACCCTAACAACAGAGCAGTTGCATTAGCAGGCCCTTCCGGTACTGGTAAAACTTATCTTATTCTTAATGCAATTAAACAGGCGCAAGCACAAGGCTACAGTATCGTATTTTATGATTCAGAAAATGCTGTAGATAAAACATTAGTTGAAAAGTTTGGTATTGATCCAACAAAATTCCGCTATGAGCCATGTAATACTGTTCAAGAATTTAGAACTTCGGTAACTGCAATTACTGATGTACTAATTGAACAGAAGGCAAAAGGTATTACTTTACCTAAAATTATGGTAGTTTTAGATTCTGCAGGTAATTTAGCAACACAGAAAGAAATCGATGATGCTAAAACTGGAAGTAGTAAAGCTGATATGACAAGAGCTAAATTGCTAAAATCTACATTCAGAATTATTATGACACAATTTGGTATCTGCAAAATACCTTTCTTATTTACTAACCATACCTACCAAACGCAAGATTTGTTTTCAAGACAAGTTGGTGGGGGTGGAACTGGCCCTGAATATGCTGCATCCATTATCCTATTTTTAGGTAAAGCAAAACTTAAAGAAGGTATTGAACAAACCGGTATTATTGTAACTGCAAAACCTAATAAAAACAGATTTGCAAAACCAACAAATATTAAATTTCATATTTCCTTTAATAAAGGTATGAATCCTTACATCGGATTAGAAGAATATATTAGTTGGGATACATGTGGTATCGAAAGAGGAAGGTTTATTAATGCAAATGCATATAACAAATTAACTGATCCTGGTAAGGCTGAATGCAGAGAACATACTTATGAAAAAGAAGGTAAAGAAGTAACAGTGTATTTCCAACCTGCTGCAACTGCTCGTAAAATTTGTGTAGCTCATCTTAATGATACAGTAGATCTTAATCAACTATTTACTCCTACTGTTATGACTGATAGTGTACTTAAGAAGTTGGAACCTATTGTTTCTGCTAAATTTAAGTACGGTGAAGAAATTGATGTTGAAGATTTAACTGAAATGCTAGAAGGTGATGCTGAAGAAAAATCTTAATACCGCAAAACTTAAAGTAAAGCACGTACTAGGAAATCATACATCATTACCAAACTATCCTGATGCTGAGGATATTACTTATGAGCTAATTCGTGATTATTGTGGTAAAGTAGCAAAAGAGATTAAATTTACTAATGTTTCTTTACAAAAAAAGTACAGCCTTTCGGATGAGAAGACTAATGAAATAATTATGCAGCTCAGAAATAGTAAAGTAATTAAAGTATCATTATCTAATTCTGCTTACACTACTTACGAAGTTATTAAAAACCCTTACGAATAAACTATTAAGGTTTATTCCATATAAAAATAAACAATATGAAATCCAGTACAGATCACGAAAAGATATTTTTTAATTATTTTCTAAAGAAGCCACATTATCTAAAAAGTACTGGCCCTGGTTTTTTCTCTAACAGTGATTTAGATCATATAGCTAAGTTATCTAAAAAGTTTTATACAGATTTTGGTGAAAGCCCATCAAGAGAGCAAATGAAAGCTCTTATCAAGGATGATCCTAATGAAATACCAGAAAACATTGTATCAAGTATTTATGATATTAACATAAATGAATATGATCAAGACTGGTTAAAGAGAACAGGTGAAGCTTGGGTAAAGTGGAAACATTTTGATAAGCAATTAATTAGAACCATTGAATATGTAAAAACACAAGACGTTTCGCCTGAAAATGTTGAAGATGTTGTTACACGTGCTATTGGTATGATCTCTACCGACGGTTCTCTTAATTTTGATACTGATATAGGTTTGGACTTTTTTAAACCAGAAGATCATATACAGAGAACTTCAAAAAAGATAGAAACTGGGTGGACGTTTATTGATAATGTTTCAGGTGGAGGTTATGATACTAAATCTCTTATTGTTTATGCAGGTGAACAAAACATTGGTAAATCAATATGGTTAGCAAACGATGCGGCTAACTTTGTTAGGATGGGTCATAATGTTGTTTTTATTACCGCAGAGATGTCAGCACAAAAGGTTCTTAAAAGAATAGGTTCAAACTTATTAAGCATCCCAATGCCGCAATATGACGAGAAGACTGGTAATAGGGATTTTATGAAAAGAAAATTAGAAAGGATATCTCGAGGCCTATTACCACCAGGTAAGCTTTTTGTAAAAGAAATGCCAACTTCACAAGGTACTGTTTTAGATATAGAAGCTTATTTAAAGGATTTGGAAGAAGCCCAAGATCATAAAGTAAATGTATTAGTTGTTGATTACATTAACATTCTTGCAAATTACAGGAATCCTAATACGGAAAATACTTATATGAAAATTAAGCAGATTGCCGAAGATCTTCGTGCGTTAGCGGTTAAGAGAGATATGTTGGTTATTTCAGCAACTCAAATTAATCGTGGTGCGTGGGATGCAACTGAAGTAAGAATGGAAAACATTGCAGAATCTGCAGGTCTTGCGCATACAGCAGATGTTATGTATGCTCTTATTCAAGATTCAATGATGCATGCAAATCGTGAATATTGGTTAAAGGTATTAAAAATTAGAGATGGGCAAGGTAAAGGTACTCGATGTAGGTTTAATATTGATTATGAACACATGAGACTTACTGAAACTGATGACATAAATTAAAAATAGAAAAACAAAATATTATGTGGGGTAAAAAGAAAAAACCAAAATTAGATGAGAATGGTAATGAAATCAAACCAACATTAGCAGACAAAGATAAAATCTTTAATAATACCTATGGTGAGCAAGATATAACTGAAAATAAAGTTAACTTTACAGTCTCTTCTTCATATTTGGATAACATGGATCCAGATGATAAAATGCATTATGAGCTTTTAATTAAAAAAATTGATCAGATTATTAAAGGCAGTGAGTATGAACATTTAAATGAAGCAACGCCTGATGGTGTTATTAAAAAATTAAACAAGGTACAAATTAATCGGGTTTACTCTCATATTATAGAAAAGATAGGTGATGGGTATACAAGGGTAGATTTATTTAGTGTTATATCAGATTATTTTGATGTATTCCCTAATAAGTTTTACAATTCACTTTCTAATAAATTTAAGGATGAACTTATTAAAGAGTTGGATGATAAGTATAATATCCTAGAAAAAAGAAAAATCAGAAAATTATTTTAACATGGCAAGAATTTGGATGGTTAGCGATTCTCACTTAGGGTGTAGATCAAATTCTGTTTTATGGCTTAATATTATTGAAGATTATTTCTTTAACTTTTTTATCCCTTTAGTTAAAAAGGAATATAAAGAAGGTGATGTTCTTTATCATTTAGGAGACGTTTTTGATAATCGCCAAAGTATTAATCTAGCGGCGCAAGATTTAGGTATTAGAGTTTTTGAAGAGCTTTCTAAAATATTTCCGGATATTCATATTATTGTAGGTAATCATGATATTATGAGAAAGAACTCTAATGACATCGCATCTGTAGATTGTCTCAAGTATATTCCTAATGTTACTGTACATAAAGAACCTAAGATTTTGCAATATGGTGATACTAAATGTTTACTTATGCCATGGCGCAGAGATCATAAACATGAAAAGGAAACATTAGATTCAATAAATGAAAATATTGATTATATGTTTTGTCATACCGAAACTAGAGGTGTCCAAACAAGCCCAAGTACAAAACATTTACACGAAGGAGGTAATGATGTATCAACGTTTAAAAGATTTAAGAGGGTTTACTCTGGTCACATTCACTATAGACAAGATAAACAAAATTTTGTTTTGGTTGGTAATCCATACCAAATGACAAGATCTGATAGAGGTAATCAGAAAGGTATATACTTACTAGATTTAGAAAATGGAAAGCATCAATTCTTTATGAATAAAAGGAGTCCTGAATTTATAAGGTATTATATTAATGATATCTTAGAGATGCGTATGGAGGATATAAAGAAAGAAATAAAGGATAATTTTGTAGATGTATTCATCCCTTCAAATATACTAGGAAAGTATAATATTAATATGTTCATGGATTATTTGGATGGGATTGCCAGAAAATTAGAACCTAGAATTTATGATGAAGAAAATCCTTATGATAGAGAAGATGGAGAAATGTCTGATTTTAATGGAGAACTTAATCTAATGAACATAGCAGCTGAATATATTAATTCTTTGGATTATGAAGAAGACTTAAAGGACAGACTTAAGACTTCTGTTCAAGAACTATATAAAAGAACCTTATCCCCGAATCATGAAGATTAGAAAATTAGAGTTTAAGAACTTTGCAAGCTACGGAAATCGTACCCAAGTAATAGAATTCGATAAAGACAAAAGTGATCTTTATTTAGTTCTAGGTGGAAACGGGGCAGGCAAAAGCACGTTAGCAAAAGTTATAACCTATCTATGTTATGGAAAGGTCGAAGGGGCAAATCTTAAGGATTTACCTAATAGAGTAAATGGCGCTCTTTGGGGTAAAATTTGGATGGAGTCTAAAAATAATTCTATTGAAATTGAAAGAGGTATTAATCCAGGCATATTTAATGTAAAAATTAATGGCTCCGAATATGATGTTGCAGGTAAGAGTAATTTACAGGATTTTTTAGAAACTGAGATATATGAAATACCTTATCATGTATTTAAGAATGTAATTATTTTATCAGTTAATGACTTTAAGTCATTTATAACTATGTCGCCTTACGACAAGAAAAGAATTATTGATAAGATCTTTGGTTTTTCTATTATCAATGAAATGGCTGAATCTGTTAAAGAAAAGAGGAGATCTATAATTGAGGAAATTAAAACATATGAAGATGAAATACGTACTCTTAATGAATCTATAGAATCGGTTATTGAAAAAATTCAACAGTTTGAAAAGGTAAGTAAATCTAAAGATGCTGAAAAGATTAAGTTACTTAAAGAGAAATTGGTAGTATTAAACGAAAATAGAAAAAAGCTAAAAGACTTAACAGCAACAACAAAAATAAATCTTGAAAAATTAGACGAGGATTCTAGGAAAAAGAATAACCAAAAATCTTCGCTGAATAATAAGATTAATACAGTTAAGAAGGAGTTGAAGCTTTATGAAAATAATGCATGCCCTACATGTACAGCCCCTCTTAACTCCGATTTTCATTTAGATATTAAAAAAGAAAAGGAAGAAAAATTAGATTCTTTATTTACTGAATGGAATCAAATAAAGGCAGATGCTGAAAAGTCTGAAGCTGATTTGGCAGACTTAAGACAAAAGGGTAGAAAGATTCATGTTAAGGTAGGGCAATTGGAAACTCAAATGGAAGCCATTAAAGATAAGCTGATTGAGATATCCGAAAAGGATGAATCAGATTCGTCTACTAATTTAAAACAGTTAGTTAAAGATTTTAAATCACGAAAAGATGAAAAGTCTTCAGGTAAACTAAAAAGTGAAGGTCAAGATTATTATTTAACTATCTTAGAAAATATTATGGGTGAAGATGGTATAAAGAATTTGGCAGTAAGATCTATTCTTCCATCTTTTAATAATCATATTTTGTTAATGGGTCGTGAAATGGGTATTCCTTTTGGTATTAGATTTAATGAAAAGTTTTATTGCACTCTTCATCACCTAGGAACCGAGATCAGTCCTAAGACATTATCTACAGGTGAAAAGAAAAAAGTAGACTTTGTTATTATCATGGCATTAATGAAAATGATTAAAGTTAGGTTCCCATCTCTTAATATTTTATTCTTGGATGAAATCTTCTCTTCTATTGACTCGGATGGTGTACATCATATAATTAATATACTCCACAATACAATACAAGATATAGGCCTTAATACCTTTGTTATCAATCATACAGTATTACCAAGTGAATATTTTGACAAAAAGATTGAAATTACCAAAGACGCAGGCTTTAGCGAATTTAAAATTGAAACCATTGGATAAATAAACTATAAATAAATTCAATGGATGAGTGCCTATAATCAAGAATACAATAAAGATAATACAATATTAAGATACTTAGTAGTATCTATGTTAGCTGAACTAAGTAATAAAGTTTATTACTATAATCAAACCGATGAAAGTACTCTTACTAAGATTGAGGTACCTTTTTTCTATTCTATTTCTGGAAATGAGAGATTTCTTTTAGATAATTTTATGTTTGATGCCGAGGCTGCTGGTAAAGCCATCGGCGATTATGAAGTGGTGCCTCGTGGTATATTGCAAATGAATTCTATGTCAATTGATTCAAATGCTCAAACTAACAAGTTTACCAGAGCAGAATTTGTAAGAGAGTGGGAAGGTGTTTTAAAAACATTTTCTTTGGAAACAAATTTTCTTCCTATAACAATGGGATTCAGTGTAACACTTATTTGTTCAAACAATTTAGAAATGTTAAAAATTACTGAAGCTGTTATGAGCAAGCTTTATAAAGGAACTCTTTTTAGTTGCGATTTAGGAATGATGCGAGTCCAGGCAAGCATGTCAGTACCAGAAGATTACTCACAGGATAGGTTATTTGAATGGGGTCTTAATGATAAAAAAGAATTCCAGGTTACTTTTGATATGGAATTAAATTCTTTTATGCCTGTTTTTGAAAGTGGCATATTACTTCCTGAAATAGATTTTATAACTAAAGAAGCAATAAAGAATAACCCGGATGCAAATGGCGTTGGACAATTTAGATGTGGTGCCGATGGTACTATAGGAATATACTTTGGTGGTGTATTCCAAAAATTTGTATTTACCGATGAAAATATTATTAAGGCGCCTGATCAATCGTTACAAAGCAATTTATCATATACAGATCCTAACAGTAAACAAACCGGTGGACCTTATGATGTTAGGGAAATAGATTCTTCTGAAAAAGAAAAAGAAAGTGAATCAAGTAAAAGCTACAGAAATGCTAATGCTAGAATTAATCCAGATAATTCAGGATTAGGTTCAGTAGATAATTAACTCTAAGATCTTGAATATATAAAACAAATCAAATTCTATAATATGGAAAAAGTTATTAAAGAAGGGCAAACACAGGTATATGTTGATGGTGCAATAGAGCGCCAAGCTGGGGTTAATACTGATGCACCTTACCTTAATGCACCTAATCAACAGTTAATTGATATTGTTGGTGTTTTATTTTCGCAAAGCGGAAAGACTAAATTAGATGGCAAAAATGGTAAAGTAGTTGAAAGCGGTCCAATGACCGATTCACAAGTATTAGCAGTATTAGTTGGTATGGGCATACCTCAACAATTAGGTATGAGTGCTATTAATGCCTTTAAAGGAAATCAAACTGAAATCACAGAAAACAATAATAAACAAAAAAATCATAACAAAATGAAATTTACACTTGCCGAACTGCATGAAAATGTTATGAGGAGTATTGAAGCATTAACAAAAATGGACTCTGATAAATCTAGAGTTTCTTATACTGCTAAAAATGCCCTTAACATTTTAGAAGAATCTCTCAAGGCATTTCCTATGAGATTCAAAAATGAAGAAACTGAAGTAATCAGCGAAGAAATTGAAAACAGTGTTAACCCTATGCTTAAGTTTAGCATTGCAAAACAACTCCATAGAGACTTAGCTTCTTCTGATTGGTTAAATCCTATTAAAGAATTAAGAACATACATTGCAGGTTCTTATGTTGATACTAAATGGTCATTCAGAATATCTGAGGCAATTGAAAGAACAAAAACCCAAAGAGGTAAGCTGTATGAAGGTTTAGTAAATGATTTGGAAGGTTTGTTAAGCGAATCTTCTGATTCTATTAAAGGTAAGTTTTCGGCAATTGCCGCTAAAAATCCATGGTCATTAGATTGTAAGGCAATTCTTAATGAAATGAAAAATGAAGAAAACAAAGCTACTTCAAATGGAAGTGGAAATATTTCTACAGTTCTTTCACCAGTATTGGAATCAGAGAATGGTTTAACCTTTCACCTTCATGGAAAAAATTATAACTTTGATGGAAAAACAATCACTGAAGCTGAAGTTAAAGATTCAAGATTCTTTGATGTATTGGAAGGTTTAGGAATGTTTAAAAACATGAACGGTACATTAGTTACTTTCGGTGAAGGTAATAACAAAACATTAGAATACAACTTATCTGAAGGTACTTTAAAATTAGGAGAAACTGATTTAACAAATGTAAGTATTATTGAACTGAAAGAATCTTTAATGGCTCTTAATTTCTTTGGTTATAGAAACCAGTGGAAAATTGATAATGTATGTAAGTTCTTTGAATCTGTTGATCTTCTCGCTGAAATGGATAATTTTACAAATATTACCTCAACTGAATTTACAAATTTATTCTTAACCATGATTGGTGTACAGGAAGGTATCTATGTAAACAAGGTTAATTCTGCTATGCGTGTTAATGAAATGGTATTTGTACCTTCTGCAACTGAAGCTGTTAAATTAGTAAAGGAATTCATTAATTATGATGCTTCTCCGATTTTATCAGAAAGATTAATTGCTGAAAATGATGAAGCCGCTAAGATTGAAAAAACAAGATCTGATATTTCTGATAGAATAACATTCTTGGAAGAAAAGAAAGCTAAAGTTAAAGAAGCTATTAATAAGCTTGGTGAAACTGAAGAACTTACTGAAGCCATGAATTTATTAGAAGAAGAAATTTCTAAGTTTGAAAAATCTTTACAAGAAACTTATGACAGAGTTGTATTAGGTGGAAATAAAGGTGATAAATCTAAAACTCACGATGGAGAAGATTATGAGGATGAAGATGAAAAGGACGAATCAGTAACAGAAAAAAAAAGTCGTAACGATTATTTAAACGACGGTTTTGTAGAAGCTGAAATCAATAAAAATGGAAATGGTCTTAAAAAAGGTCAAGAAGTTATGGTAAGCGCTGAGGACTATACTGCTATGGGTGATAACGACCAATTGGAATGTATTAATCCTAAAACTGGAAAAAGTACAATTTGCCCTAAGAGCCAACTTAACGTTAAAATCTAAAAACACCTCACTAAATAGAAAAGCCGGTAGTAATTATAAACTATCGGCTTTTTTTGTATATAATAAATAAATATATTGCATGGCAAGAAAGAGAAATTATCTAAATAATAGGGATCTATTAGAAGAAATAAAGAAATCTAAAGAATTAGATGAATTAACACCAAAGGCATTAGAATTTTTAATGCTACTAGCAGATAAATGTTCTAGAAAATTATCATACGCAAACCCGGATGATAGAAATGATTGTATAGCATATGCCTATATGGATCTTTATAGATATTGGAGAAATTTTAATCCAGAAAAAAGCACAAATGCTTTTGCTTATTTTACTGAAATAGCAAAAAGAGGTTTTGCAAAAGGGTGGAATAAACTCCATCCTAAAAAATATTCAGGAACTGTTTCTATAAATGGTAGTGCAGACAGTGACGGAATATACACAATATAAAATGAGTATTAAAAAGGTAAAACCAACTTTTAAGTCCGGGTTTAAGCAAGGTTATTATAAACCTCATAATCCTAAAAAGTATATTGGCCCTGGGCCAATCATATATAGAAGTAGCTGGGAAAGAAAGTTTTGCCATTGGTGTGATCATAATGAGGAAGTGATTAATTGGATATCTGAACCTTTTTCAATAAAGTATTTCAATATGCTTGATAAAAAGTTTCATAATTATTACCCTGACTTTTATGTTAAAATGGATAAAGATGGTATATTAGAAGAATATGTTGTTGAAATAAAACCTAAAGCACAATTACAAAAGCCTAAACCGCCTAAAAGAAAAACTGCAAAAGCTCTGAAAAATTTTCAGCATGGTTATGAGACCTATGTTAGAAACCTATGTAAAACCGAGGCATTGAATAAAATGGCAAAACAGAGAAATTTTAAAGTAATGCTTTTAACCGAAGACTCTAAATTATTTTAATGGCAATAGTAGGATCATTTAAAGAAGACTTAGATATTTACCTTGCAGATGGCAAAGGAAGAAGTGGTGCATCTAAACAATCCGACGCGGATTTAAAAATCATAGGTAGCAAAGCTAAAGGAGAATTAGAAAATGGTAAAATGTATTCTTTTGAATATTTTACTCCTGATGAAACTTTTTATGATACATATCCAATCGTATTAGGTTTAGGGAAAAGTATTGATAATCATCAATTGGGCCTTAACTTACATTACATTCCTTATGAGGCTAGGATACCTTTTCTTTCCGATGTTTTTAGATCTTTTCAAAATATCATATTAAAACAAATTAATCGTTCACCAGGTAATCCTATACAACAATCAAGATTATCTGAATTTACTTATGATAATTTAAAAAAATCTTTAGGTAGAAAATATAACATAACTTATGCTGTTCGTCAATATAGAATAGATAGAATTAGAAAACCAAGAATGCTAGGATATGAAGATTGGTATATAGGTGCTGTCAATAATCAAAATCATTTCTTTGGCGGTAACATAAACGAAGCACAAGCATTATATTACAAGAATATATAAACAATAAAAGATAAAACAATATGGCAGGTTTTACTGATAGAAGAGGACCCTTAAGTACAGGTAATCCAGTTAGAAAAATTTTAAAGGATCTTTCTAATTTAGGAATGGCATATGATGATATGATCATTCGTAATTCTCGTGCAGTTGGTTTTACTGAAAATCAAATGGGTTATACGTTTAACCCAATGGGCTCTGATTCTGATGATATGTACAGCGCATTTGCTGCATTATCTTTAACGGATACCACGATGAAAAAGAACATCTCTATTTTTGATAGAGATTATGAAAGAAAGAGAGACCAGCTTAGGGAATATGCAGTACAAGATGAAATAGAAGATATCTTAGATGTAATTACCGATGAAGCAATTGTATTTGATGAAAGTAACTACATGGCATATTCTGACTTTCACGGTCACATAGCATCATCAATAGAAGATGAAATAGGTGATGTATACAATAATTTATACAATTACTTTGGGTTTAATGATTCTATCTCCCCTTGGAATTATTTCAGAAAATGGTTAGTAGATGGATTCTTGGCATTTGAAATAGTATATAATGATAAACAAACGGAGATTATTGGGTTTAAAGAATTGGACCCTATTTCCTTAATGCCTGGTATTGACACTGACACTGGAAAAAAGCAATGGGTTCAATATAAAGGCCAAGGTGCTAAGGAAAGAAAATTATGGGATTCACAAATTATATACCTTTCCTATTCTTCGATTAATTCACCAATGAGAATATCATATGTTGAAAGATTAATAAGATCATTTAACCTTTTAAGAATCATGGAGACTACCAGAATTATTTGGGCCGTTTCTAATGCTTCATTTAAAACCCAGTTTATTATACCTGTTGGCGGTAAATCCAAAACTAGAGCAAAGCAATCTCTTGCACAGTTAATGAATTCATATAGAGAGGTTGTCGATTTTAATCAAGAAAGTGGTGAAATTGTAACTAACGGAAAACCAATGATGCCATTCAATAAAGAATACTGGTTACCTTCAAAGGATGGAGAAAGTCCTGAAATTAGTACAATTGGTGGAGATGGACCTGATCTAGGTGATACTGAATCTTTAAAGTATTTTGCTGATAGATTAAAAATGGCTTCTAAAATTCCTTTCTCAAGATTTGATAAAGAAGGTGGAAATACTTATGATATGGATGCTAGTGGAATGTTAAGAGATGAGATTAAATTTTCTAAATTCATTGACCGTCTTAGATCTATATTTCAGGAAATACTTGTTAAACCAATGTATCTTCAAATGTGCCTTAACCACCCGGAACTAAAAAATGACGTTTCTTTTAAATCTGGATTAGGACTTAATTTTGTTAAGGATAATGTATTTGAGGAAATGAAAGAAATGGAATTACAAACAAAGCGTGTAGATTTTATTGGTAACCTTAAAACTCAATTGAGTACGATGACCGCAGAAATGGAGGAAATTCCATACTTCGATTTAGGATTCCTTGTTAAGAGATACGGTGGCTTTACTCGAGAAGATTTAAAGGCTAATGCCAGAGCTAAAGAAAGAGCCGATTTAGAGAAAGAAGGTTATAAAGAAGAGGATGTTGAAAAGATCCTTTTAGGCGCCGATAAGGCAGATTTTAAACCTGAAAAGAAAGATGATGGGATAGATGAAGATCCCTTAGCAGGATTCGGTTAAAAAGTTTACAAAGATTGTAATATATAAATCAAATAACTAATAGAAAATGTCAGGAAAAAGATTATTGATTCTTGAAAGACAGAAATCAAACCTAGATATAACCACTGGAGACGACGGTTCAGTTGTGTTAGAAGGTGTATTCACTGAGTTTGATGTTCGTAACAAGAATAACAGAATTTATGAGGAGAAGGAAGTAATGCCTCATATCAATGAATTGCAAGAAAAAGTTAAGACCAATAAACTTTTAGGTGAATTAGATCATCCTAAAGATTTTGATGTTAGTTTGGCTAACGTCTCCCACGTTGTTGAATCTTTAGATTATGATAAAGATAAGAAGCAGGTTATTGGTAAGATTAGATTATTAAATACGTCTAAAGGTAAAGAGGCCCAGGCTCTGATTAAAGATGGCATTCCATTGCATATTTCAAGTAGAGCTGCCGGTACAGTAGATGAGAACGGTAAAGTTAAAATCAAAAAGTTTTTCACTTATGACTTGGTTGCAGATCCTGGCTTTGAAAATGCCGAGTTATCAAGAGTAAACGAATCTTTTGGTTTAAGTGACGATGACGGTATATTAATCTATGAAATGGAAGAAAATGAAGAAACTAAAAATAACACCAATAATAAAAAAGATTTAACGATGGAAAATAATAATTTCGTAACTGTTGAAGATTTTCAAAAATATACTGAATATGTATCTGGAGTTCTAAGTAATGTTAAAGAATCTACTAATTCTAACAATGATGAGGTAATCGAAAAACTTATTAAGTATTCTGAGCATATTGCAGAAAAGGTAAATCAGGTTACTGATTATGCTGAATATTTATCAGAAAATCTAGATAAAAACATTTCATACTCTGATTACTTAGCAGAGAATGTAAATTCAATTAAAGACTATGCGTCTTACTTAGCTGAAGAACTTGATGGAAGTATTCAATATGCTGAGCATGTAGCTGAAATGGCTGACAAGGGAATTCAATATTCTAACTATGTTGCTGAAAACGTAGAAAAGAGTATTGAATATTCTGAATATGTTGCCGAGAAAGTTGATCAAAACATTGCTTATTCTGAGTACCTTGGAGAAAATGTAGATAAGAGTATTAAGTACGCTGAATACATTGCAGAAAATGTAAATTCTGTTGAAGGCGAATCCATTAATGAAGGAATGTACAACGAAGGTAAAATGCCATCAATGAAAGAAATGCAAGAAATGGTCGATGAAGGAATGAAATTCGAACAAATTTGCGAAAAGTATCCAGACTGTGATAAGAACAGAATGAAGGAAATGTTTGAAGCTTGTGGTAAAAAACATGAAGCTAAGAGTTCTGAGGACTATAAAGAATCTATAGAGGAAAAATTAAATAAGCTTATTTCTGCTGCCGAGACTAAAAATGTATCTGAAATGCATTTTATGAATTTCCTAGGAGAATCGAAAAAGAACGAATTTAATTCTTTGTCTGAAGATAAGCAAGCTATGATTGTAGAATCAATGAATGCTCAACCTATTATGTCAACAGTCCAGGCTGAAAACATTTGGGAATCTAATTTTATTGAAAAGAAAAGAAAATTAAATGTAGTTTCAGATATGCCTGAAAAGTTCCGTGCAAAATGGGATAACTTATCTGAGGCTCGCCAAGCCCAAATTATCGCGGAATCTAAATTCCACCCTGTAAATAATCAATACGGAATTAATAACTTCTGGTCAACACGAGATCTTAGAGATACTCAGATTGTAACAGAATCAATTAATGAAAGTAAAACTGCTGCTGAGTCTGCAACTAAGAAGGAGCCATTAGTAAATGAATCTTTTGCTGCCGATCTTATCAGTAAGGTTAAATTTAATCTAGGGAAATAAAAAGAAATTCAATCTTATAGTTAAGAAGAAAAGGACTAAAGATAGATTATATAAAAAGTGCAAAAAAATAAAAACAAAAATGTACGCAAATCAATTAATTAACGAGTCCGAGGTTCAAAAGACCTGGGGACCTATCATTGAGGAGGCTACTGGTATCACTGAAAAGGCCAAGTTATCTTGGATGTCTAAGTACTGCCATTACCATAACCTTAATGAAAGTGTATACAATACTGTACACTTAAATCCTAACATGAATGTTCAAGGTATGAACGCAGTGGAATTCCCAAGCGATCCTACTACTATGAACAACTTCAACAACGGAATGACATCTGGTTCAGGTGATAGACCATTCTCTTTGTTGCCACTTGCTATGCAGGTTGCTGCTCAGACTGTAGGTTTAGACTTAGTTCCTGTTGTACCAATGCAAGGCCCTATGGGAGTTCTTACTTACTTAGACTTTGTATATGGTGGAGGTAGAGTAACAGATGCTGGTGGTAAAGTTACCGATTCTGCTCCTTTATTAATCAAAGCTCCTTTAACTATGGCTTCTGGTTCTACTGCTTTGGCTGTGAATGATCTCGTTTACGCTGCCTCAGCTGCTCAGACTGGTACTGCCGGTGCATCTTACGAATTAACTTTCGTTGGTAAGTCTAGAATTGACGGTTACTCAATCTTCCGTGTAAGAGGTAACGGTACTGCAGATCCTACCACGGCTGGTTCTTTCGCACAAGGTGAAGAAGGTTATGAAGCTATTTATGAAGCTGTTGCAAATGGTGTAGATTTCTATGATGCTGCTCAAGCTCAAGCTGGTGATGTCGTAGGTACCTTTGATGGTTCTGCTGAGTATGTTAAAGCTTTAGAAGATCACATTCCAGGTTTCTCTGGTAATGCTTTTGAAGATAACAACCCTCTTAACGCTGCTCCAACCTTTACTAATGAATCTATTGATGGAACTGATCCTTACCAAAGAGGTGTAGGTGAAGCCACTCCGGATAACATTATGGGATTAAGCTTGTTTAACAAGTCAGTTGCTGCTAAGACTTACCAAGTTGCTGCTGCTGTGACCAGAGAGCAAGTTCAAGATCTCAAGCAATTCGGAATTGATGCAGTTGCTCAAGTAGAAGCTGTATTGGTTAATGAGTTAACTCAGTCAATCAATAAATACATCTTGGATAGAATCTTCAGAAATGGAGCTCAAAATTCAAATAATGTAAACGCTGTTGATGGATTGAACTTATCTATTTACTTAGGTAATGCTGCTGACGCTGCTACTGCTACTGTAAACTTAGGTCCAGGTAATGGAACTAACACTAACGTAACTTATACATTGAATAAGACGTTGGTAGGAACAGGTGGAGAAACTCAAGGATCATTACAACGTAGATTGTATACTAAGATTCTTGCTGCTTCTAACTTGATCGCAACAAGAGGTCGTAGAGGTCCTGCTACCTTCGCAGTATGTTCTGGAGAAATTGCTACGGCACTTCAGGATATCGCAGGTTTCGTACCTTACCCACTATCAAATACAATCAACCAAGCTGGTGGATCTTTATATCCAATCGGTGCTTTGGCTGGTGTAACTATTTATGTTGATCCAAACATGGCTTGGACTGACTATAGAGTTGCTGTAGGTAGAAAAGGTGATGGTAATTCTCCTGGTTTGGTATTCATGCCTTACTTAATGGCTGAATCTGTTGAAACAATCGCAGAAGGAACTATGGCTCCTAAAATCGCGGTTAAATCTAGATTCACTTTAGTAGACGCTGGATTCCACCCAGAAACTATGTACTACACTGTAGGATTTGCATTCGGTTCTTCTGTATCGATCATCTAATTCTAATTAGGTATATAACTTTAAGAAAGGTTCGCCGAAAGGCGGACCTTTTTTGTTTTTAAGTATCTTAATATATAAAAAAATAAAATTAGATATGAAGAGTCTACTATCTTATAATGAGTTTGTTAATGAAACTAAAAATGTCAAGGAAGGAATTACTGATATTAAAGGTATTATGAGTAATCCTATTAAGTATAAAAAGATTAAGAATAACGCAAAGAAATATCAGAAAAGCAAGGTTCAGATAGCATTAAATAATTTAGATTACGAAAAGAAGAAAGCTGCAGGTAAAGGTGAAGGTAAGGGTGAAGTTCTTAAAGCTGCAAATGCCGCAAAGAACGCAGCACTTAAAGACCAAGCGTCTGCTATATCTCAAAGGATGAAAGATCTTGCTACAACAGATCCACTTAAAAAGGTAGTTACATTAGCTACAACAAAATCTAATTTGGCTGCTGCTGAAACTGCTCTTAAGGCAGCTGATGCCGAGGAGACAAAGCAACTTAAGATTAAAATTAAAAAATTATCAAGTAAAGCCGCAGATGCCCAGCAAGCGCTCAAAGATTACGAAGCTGATTCAAAAAAGGATGAACCTAGTAATAATACTTCAGATAAAACAGAAGACGATTCACTATCAAAGGCTAATGATAAAACTGCAGAGGATTCCAAGAAAACCGCTGAGGAAGCTGTTGAAAAGGCAAAGGCTGCATATGATGCAGTAAAAGATGGTGAAGATGAAAAGGCCAAACTACAAGCAGAAATTAAATTTAAACAAGCCCAACAGAAAAAGGCTAAGCTAGATGATAACAATGAACTGGTTCAAGGATTAGGTGATGACATTGGAGAAATCATGAAAAAGATAACTGCACTCGATTCAGGCAGTAAGACCGAGACAGGTAAAGATGATCCTGGTGCAAAATTAGAAGCTGATATTAAAGCTTATAATGATAACATAGAAGCCGAAAGAACCACGATGAATAAAGCTACTAAAGATTTAGATCAGGCTAAAAGAGATCTAAAGACTGGTAGAGGTTCTGAGGAACAAGTCCAGAAACTACAAAAAGCAATCGAAGACAGTAAAGAAGACATTGCTGAACTTAAGAAAAAGGAAGCTGATGCTAAAAAGAAATTAGCTGCATTAGTACCAGAATCATTTACACCACTTGAAGAATCTGTTTCTGAAAAGTTTAGAAGGTTAATGAAGAATGTATAAAGTTCGTCGGATAAACTTTGGATGGTATAAAAGGAGGCATGGTATTCTATTGGAGAATCTGCCTCCTTTAAAGCAAAAACTTTTACTAGAAAATAATCATATGAAATGGTTAGATTCTGATGTAGATGCTTTTGAGATTATATTTAAGGTTGAGGATATGAATGAGCATGAAAAGAATCCTAACCGTATACTTTGGAATCCTTTTAGAGAAACTTTTACAAATATCAAAGAATTAGAAAAAGACTCGGATTTAGTAGATTGGAATTGTGGTATTTGTAAGGCCGAGATTAAATCAAGAATGGATTCAAAAAAGGTTGAAAACTTTGTGTGTAATAAATGCTCAGATGCTCATAACTCACGGAATAAAAGAGTTGATCAACGTGTAATAGATTCGTCCATTAAATTTACTAAGCACTGCAAATCTCTGTTAAAAGGTGAACAAAGAGAATTCCTTACTTACATACGAAGATCATCTAAAGGATAAAGCTTCTTCTATTGTTATTTTCTTGAATGCATTTAATTTACTCGTAGGGCATGCATTAAATATTTGAATATCTTTACCTCTTAATTCAGATTTAAGAATTTCAAATCCAGGTAAAAATTGACTCTTATAAATATTTTCACCTGTTGCATTTGTAGGGTACCCATCATGGAAATGACTAGCCTTTCCATCATTTCCCATGTCATATCCTAATAGCACTATTCTTTTTGCACCTAAATGAATTGCTAAATTAATAGCTGCATAACCACTATTATTTCCATGTGCTAATGTATCGGGCGATTCTTCTAGTCCAAATTTTTTACCTCTCCTTAAAAGGTGAACGTCATTAGTATAATTTTTTGGTCTAATAGTAAACTTTAAGCCTTTATAATTTGTAATTTCTTTTTCTAACCATGTCCAAACTCTACCATCTGTCCAATACATAGCATCTGCTTCTGGCCAAAAGCTTACGGCTTTATTAATTGCAATAGATTTTTTACCTCTTAGTTTATTCCAATCAAAACCTCTAAGGGATGGCCCCCCACCTATGAGATAAACCGTTTGGCCTTTCCATATAGGATTAATTTTTTTAAATACTTTAGGTGTAATGTAAGGAGCCGGTTTAACTCTATCACCTTTCATCTTGGCTGGTAAAATTAGTTTCTTAACTGTGTTCTTTTTAATCTCACCTCTAGAAATTTTCGAAGGATTATTTGAAGACTTGTCATTAGGTAACAAGACCGACACAGTTTTTCTAATTTTTCTTACTCTTCTCATTGCAGATTTTTTTATTTATTTGGTTTGAAACTTTATCCTTTTTTTACATATAAAAATAAATCTATCTTATTTTATGAAAAATATGCAAAACATACTTTTGACAGAAAAGTACAGGCCCCAATCTTTAGATGATTTGATAACACCAAAAAGAGTTGGGGATAAATTAAGTAAAGGCGTTTATCAACATCTATTATTACATGGCAGCCCAGGGACAGGTAAAACATCTGCTGCTAAGGCATTAGTAAAGCATTTTAATCATCCATATCTTTACATTAATGCATCTACTGATACCTCAGTTGATATTGTTAGAAATAGAATTACAGATTTTTGCGCTAATCGTTCAATAATGGACGAACCTGGTAAAATGAAAGTTATCATCCTAGATGAGATTGATGGTGTATCTGATCAATTCTTTAAAGCTCTTAGGGCTACTATGGATCAATTTAATGTTAATGCAAGGTTCGTGGCAACCTGTAATTATATTAATAAAGTACCAGATCCAATACAATCAAGATTTGAAATGATTGATTTTGATTTTTCCAAAGAAGAAGAAACCGAAATAATGAAAAGCTACATTATGAGAGTTTTTCAAATCTGTAAAGAAGAAGGCATAGGTATAGATAAGCACGCTGCGGTAGAGCTTGTAAAAAGAAAATTTCCTGATTTAAGAAATATGTTAAATCAACTACAAGGTTTTAAATCGCAAGGATTAGAAACAATAACCGTTGATGACATTAAAAAGTTTAGTTCAGTATATAGAGATATTTATGATTTGGTAATAGACGGTGAAGATCCCGTTAAAAATTATCAATATATGTTATCTAATTATGCCAATAGGACAGATGATGTTCTTTCTTCATTAGGTGCTGAATTTATAGATTTTATAAAGCAAGATAGACAATCATATACTCAATTTATTCCGCAGATAATTGTAACAGTAGCAAAATACCAATCTCAACGCCAACTGGTGATTGATCCTGCTGTTTCAATGCTTGCATGTATATATGAATTACAAACAATAGTTAACGGAGCATGACACAAGAATTTTTAAGAAAATTAATTAAACTCTTTCCTAATAATTATTCACTAGGAGAGGCTGTTAGAAGATATCAGACATATAAGGATAATAATCCTAATGTAAATTCAATTGCGCTAGAAAAAGAGTTCTTGGATAACTTTCAAAATAAAGCATGATTTGTTATATTTAAATAAAATAACACAATATGAAAAAGACAGGTAGACATACATTTGTTATAGACGGTAATTACTTCTTATTTAGAACACTTTATGTAATTCCTAGTAGATCTAAAAAGGCAGGCCTATTAGGAACAGAAGAAGATGTTCAAGCATTCGTTAAAAAATTGGCAACTGACTTTGCATACCAAATCAGATTATTTGAAGGTCTTATTGATAAAGTTGTTTGGACAGTTGATTCAAGATCATGGAGAAAGGATTTTTACCCAGACGCAGAATATAAAGGTAATCGTAAACAAAATGATGCTCTTAACTGGGAAAACTTTTCAAAGGCTACTGCTGACTTTATATCAATCATATCAAAGCAAGGTGTTATTATTTCTAAAGTTGACGGGGCAGAAGGAGACGATCTTATGTATGCATGGAATACTGAATCTCTCGCTAATGATAAATCAGTCATTATGTTTACTGGTGATAGAGATTTAGTTCAATTAGTAAATAAGAGTACAAATAATAATACTCATACAATTCTATTTTCACCAGCTCATAAAAAATTATACACATACCAAGGATTTTCTGAATGGATGGATTCTCAATCTGAAGAAGAACAGTCCGATGATATATTTGATGTACTAAAAACTTCTGTGTCACCAGAAAATCAAGCCAAGAAATTACTTAAGACTCTAGTTTCAAAGAAAAAGGCTTCTATTATAGAAGTAGACCCTGAGGACTTCCGTTTCCGCAAAGTACTTACTGGTGATGCAGGTGATAATGTTCCACCTGCATATTATTATAAGAAAGGAAATAGACGATACGGTATCAGTGAGAAAAAGGCAACTGCTATTATTGCTGAGTTCAAAGAAAAGCATGGCTATCTATCTCACATGTATCTTTACAACGATGAGTACGTTACCGACTTGGCAAATATGACTATACGAGTTATGAATGCAAAACATATGAGCAGAGAACAGATCATTTCTAATATTAAATCTAATGTTAATCTTATGGTTCTTGCTGCTGAATCTATCCCAGAAGGTATTTTAGATGAAATGTTTAAATCCGTTGAATCTAAAATGAATGTAAAAGGTTTGCAATTAAAAACAATTGCAACAATGAAATCTTTGTTAGAGGGAACTGAATATGCTAAAGAAACTGACAGTTCATTTAAATCTTCATTTTTTAAAGATGACGATTCTAGTGAAGAGGATGATATGTCCTTTATCAAAGGAACTAAATCTCAAGATAAAATATTCTAAAATATGAAAATATGTAAAATACTTTGGTCAACTAATAGGTTAGAATATTTAATACCTACACTTCAGACATCTGATCAATTTATAGATTGGGGTGATCATGAAGTGGATGGTATATTTATTGATGATATGCCAACCGATAGGAGCGATGAAACTCTTAAATTTTTGGCAGAATCTTATGGGTATAATTACGTAAAATTGCATGAAAAAAATCAAGGTCTAGCCCATTCATGGGAAGAGTCTATTGACATATTAAATAGCATTGAAAAAGATTATGATTTTATATGGCACCAAGAAGATGATCTAATTATTAATGATCATATTAAGATAGATGATCTTATAAAATATTTAAATGAAAATGATTGGTGTTTACAAGTAGACTTGGCATATCAACTTGATTGGTATGAGTGCTTTGGGCATCGTAAAATTACAGATTTACCTTTAGATAAATGGAATGACTTTTATTCAATATCAGCAAATTACTTTGGTGATTGTACGTTTGATACCTCATTTTCATTAACTAAAGCTAGTCATTATTTAAATGCAGTTAAGGCATGGAAGGAAGGATCTATACCTGAATTGGTAGATCTGGGTAATGAGAACACTACAGTTATAAGAGATAAGATATTTTGTGAAGGGTCTTTATGGGCTGTAATTGATGTTTACAATAACATTTATAATAATGGAAGTAAAAATGAAAAACATTGGGCTGTTTCATTTTATAGTAAGGATAAAAAGAATTACATAGAGCATGTTGGAGAATGGTCTTGGGGACAAAGAATGCCACCAGAAACGGTTAATGAGAAGATTAATGCATTAGAAAAAAATCCGGATATTTGGAGTAATGGGGATAAGTATCAAATAGAAAAAATGAAGGAGATGATGGATGATCCTAATAAAAAAATATCATCTCGTACTTGGGAAAGATTGGACAATTCTTAAAACAATTTAAACAGTTACTCATATAAATATAAAATAGGTTAATGAAATTATTTGATTACATAAAGGTTTTATTTGGTAAGGATGTGAATTGGGATAAGTTATCTAATTATGATAAATCTAAAAATTCATTTATGACTAATAGATTTATGAGTATTAAGTTTCCAGTACAAGCTAATTTATTTAATACTCTCAAAATTGATCCGGTTGGCCAAGCAGAAGCATGGCGATTAGTTTCCTCTAAATTTAATAGGGTACCTGGATTTATCTATACCAAAGTTAAGAAGTCCCCAAAGCAAAAGGCAAAAGAATGGAATCCCAACCCTAAGGCAAAAGAATTATATATGAAGCTTAACGAAATTGGAGAAAGGGAATATAGGGAAGCTTTAAAATATAACCCATCATTAATTCAGTCCTCGATAGATATATTAGAAAAACAGATGGGAAGTGATGCTAATTGATAATACCTTTGAGTTAGGAATACCAACTCATATTTCTTTTGTCCTGTTTAAGTATGATTACTTTGATAGTATAATCATTAGTAGAGTAAAAAAAGAGTGTAAGAATTTCAACCTATCAAAAGATGGTAATGAATATACTGTTAAAGTATCTTCTTTTCTTAATGCCATAAAAACAAGTAAGCGGTTACGTACTGAAATAGAAAAAACTGAAAACTCTGGTTTTTTACCAAACCCATCTCTTAAGCCTAATTCTATTTACTTTTTGTGGTCAATTTTTAAAAGATTGGAAAACATTCAATTTTTAACTTTTACTGTAAATAGTGATAAAAAATATACTCGTCTCATTAAGAATGGCAATGGTGCGTACGTTCTTAGTTTTCATTTTAACATCGTTGAAGGTATTTTTGATTTAACTCATCTTCTCTCTAGGGAAGAATTGGATGAATTCAATAAAACGCTTATTGACTTTAAGATTCTAAAAAATAAATATCTTGAAAGAAAGCCTTACTTTTATATGAAAGCCACGGCTATAATAGATATTTTATCTTCTATGGAAATTCAAGGAAAACTAGATATGCTTAGTATAATAGATCACATTGACCCTAAGTTAGAAGAAGACGATCCAACTTTAATTGTAAAAACCGACTATACTCCGTATTAATGATAAAGAGAGAGGTTTATACATTTAATGGAATTTCTGAATTACCTAATATTTCATGGCACATTTTCTTTAGTAAATCGGTAATAGGAAAGGATTACGAGATTTTATGGAATACTGATACCAAGGAATTGATGATGTCCAATACTGAATTTGAATGGGATACTAATAAATTTTTCTTTGATTCCATTTTTAGTGGGTGTAAAATTTTATCAATAGGATACGGTATAGGTTTTATCAATAATATAGTTAGAAAAAGAAATGCCCATTTAACCGTAATTGAAAAGGATCAGCGTGTTATTGATTTAGAGAAAGATAACATTGATGACATTAGAATTATAATTGGAGATGGGCACACCCTTAATTATAATGATTTGTTTACTACTGAAAAATTTGATATAGTATATTGGGATCCTTCTGGTGGTAATGAAAATTTAGCCATACCTTTTGATCAACTGGAACTTATTTTAAAGCCTGAAGGAAAGCTCATACTCTGGACAAATGGTGGGTCATTAGAAAAATAGAATATATAAACAAATAATGTTTGTATATGAAAAAGATAATTAACTGGGTTAGTGGCCTTCTTAAAGATGAAAAGGGTACACCTTCATCCAAGAGATTTATTGGAATAGTTGCAGGTCTATCTTTATGTATAGCTTTATTCATCAATCTTTATACAGAGCAACCAGTAGAGCCTACTATAGTTAATGCTGTCGCTGCAATATGTGTTGGCGGATTAGGTTTAGCATCAGCAGATAAAATCTGGGCAAAAAGAGCTAAGGGTGATCATCAAATAAATTCATAATTAATGGCGGTTAACGGAACTACGACAAATGCTAATGGCGATGCTATATTAATTAGCTTACAAGAACCTTATAAAAATGTAGTTGAAGTATTAGGATATACTGATGTTACTAAAGGGGAAAATACTAGTGTTTATTTTAATAAGCAATTTAGGTGGGGAACGGATGGTGTTACATATTCAGATTATATAACTCTTAGTAATGCGAATCTAGAAGCTTTATTGTTAGATCCAAATAAACCGTTTTGGGTACAGTATAGGTATGAACAAGTGGGCGATGGCACATTAGAATTTGAATCCATAGCATTAGAATTGGTAACAGATGGTGGGGTTATATGTAGAGTTCCACAAGTAGAGTGTGGGGCTGAAGGCTGCGTAGGGGTCCCAAATTTAGTTGTTGATTGTTGCGGAGAATCTTGGAATCCTTATGATTTGAGTAGAGCATCTGCTATGTATGATCAACTGTCAGCTGTCACTTCTAATCTTTTTGGTTTTTGTGTAGATTACTTTAAGACAAAAGCTGACCAAAGAAGTAGAGATGTTATTCTTAAAGAGTATTCATTATTTAATGTAATTTCCGACGCAGAAGTAAAAATTCTTATTCCAGATAATGAATTACCTACTAGGGAGATTCAGTTTAATCCTATGATGATGGATTTTCCTGTTCAATTTGAAGTACATATTGTAAAATCTGCATTTGAGGCAGTCTTTGGTGTAGGCGCTAAACCAGAAATGAGAGACTATTTATATTTTAAACAGTATATGAATAGAATGTATGAAGTTGATGCTATAGCCGAAGCTGATGACTTTCTTTATAGCGGTTCTTATTGGAGAGTAAGTCTTGTACCGTATCAGCAAAGAACTGCTGTTGGTTTTGACAATACTATAGAAGGTAAGAATGCTGAAGCTGATACCAAATCATTAGTTTCTGATTTAAGTAAATTTAAAGAAGAAAGAGAAGACGAATTTAGAGATGTTAGAAAACCTAATCAATATAATACAATAGGAAGTCTATGTAATGATTATGTAAGAAGAGTATTAGATAAGAGATTAATTATTAAAGAAGAGAATGTTTATAATGAATGGACTATTATATCAAAATACCATTACAAATTAAATTCTATGAAAACTAGAGAAGAGGCTATAGAATATAGATATGATGATGGGTGGTCTAAAGAAGAAGATAGGGCATTTACTTTTTGGGCAAGACCTCAGTATAAATCACCTATAGGAACTAATGTATTAATTCTTTCTATTGTAAATAAAGCTGGTAAAGTTCAATTTAATACTTCAAGTTTACCTGAGTTTGGTCAAGCCTTAAATGTAGGAGACTGGGTTTCCATAAGTGGTACGAAATCCTATAATGGGATATCAAAGATAATTGAAATAAATAATAATTCTATTACTATAGATGAAGTATATGTTGATGACATAACAATAGGCACGCCTAAATTCAATAAAGAAACTAGTAATAACTTTATGGTTTATGAAAATTCTTTATTGCCTTCTACTCAGTTCGTGTCCTTGACATATACTCCAAATTGGTTTATTATGAAAGTTGGTGATGTGTATCACAAATGGAAATTAACCCAATCTCTAATTAAAGATAATTGGTATGCATTTGTTATCAATCTTAATGCTACATCAAAGCAGTTAAGTCTATATGTATATAGCACACCTGAAACATCAGGTTCAATTAATCCTAATTTTACATCTAAATTAACTAGAATATTTTATGAACCTAAAACCTACACGCCTATTACTATTGCAGATGATCTAAGTTGGAAGATTCTAGGTAGTCAGACAGATTTAACTAATATTAGAATTTGGAAAAAGCCTATAGAAGAAGAATTGCAAAGTTTAATACTTAGTCAATATGTAGTTAAGGATACTCATTTAACTTTATTATTAGATAACGCATCTCCTGAACTGTTATTACAGACAGTTTCGGATGCCCGTTAACTTGGAATATATAATACAAATTTAGTATTAATGGAAGAAAATTCAAAAGATCGCTTTAGGGATAGTATCGGAGACTTACTTAATGATTTACCGGATGAGGTGCCAGGTTTAGATGATACTCCGCAATTACCTAAAGTTAACCCAAGAATAGAAGGTACGCAGGAAGTTGCTTTAACTAAGGCAAAGGGAAAGGCTAAAAAAGTAATGAGTAGCTTGCTTAAATTTTATTTAAGTGAAGAAATTATTGCAGAACATGAATACATTCAAGCAAAAGCATCATTAGATGAATATGCACTAGGGATGCTAATTAGACAAATGGAGAATAGCGAAATTGCTATTTCTACATTGATGGATACTATTAATGAAGGGGATGTTTCCCCTCGTATGTTTGAAGTACTTAGTGATTTACAAAGAACTTTGTTAGATATTATTAAAAGTCAAACAATGTATATGGTAGCCATAGAGGAAAATGCTAAAAAGACTTCACGAGACATTGATGTTTATCATGGCAGTCCAGAAGGAGATTCAAGAAATAAATCTACAGGTCTAAAATCTAGAGGTACTAAAGATTTAATGAGAGCATTACAGGAAACAATTAATGAAGAAGATATACAAGATGTCGAAGAAGATGAAGATGAAGAATGATTACATTCTAACTGAAGAAATACCACAAGAAACTAAAACTAAGAGTGGGTTGTGGATCCCTGAAGAAAAGTATAATCGTAAAGCATTAGTGATAGAAGCACCAGAAGGTTTAGAAGTTAAAAAGGGGGATAAGATAATAAAAACAATAGGCAAAGGAACGGAGTATACCTTTAATGATAAGAAATATGAAATCTTACATATAAACCACGTTTTAGCCGTAATAACAGAAGATGCCACAGAAACCTCAAGCACCTAGTGCAGGATTTGAATTTACTATAGGTAAAGCCCAACAGTCTTTTTCATGGACTAGTGAAAAGGTAGAACAGCTTATGCTTGCTCTTGAGGAAGGTTATAAGCCGAAGTCAACTCCATTTTATGAAGGTAATCCTAATTTAAGAAAGGGGAATATTGTATATCAGTATACCTCACACGAATTAAAGGAAATCAAAAAATGCGCAACTGATATAGTATATTTTGCAAATACCTATTGTACTGTAATGACTGATCACGGTTTACAGACAATTGAATTAAGACCTTATCAGGAGGATATGTTAAGGCAATTTCAAGCAGAGAGATTTAATATTTGTTTGGCAAGTAGGCAGGTTGGTAAAACAATATGTTCTTCAATTTTTATTGCATGGTATGTTCTTTTTAACTTTGATAAGAATGCATTAGTACTTTCAAACAAAGGTGCAACTACAAGAGAGATTATTGATAAAGGAAAAACTATCTTGGAGCATTTACCTTTCTTTCTAAAACCAGGCGTTCTTAAATGGGATGTATTTAATTCTAAATTTGATAATGGCTGTAGAATAATTGGTCAAACTACAACTAAGAAAGCGGCAATTGGTTTTACTATTCACTTATTGTTCATGGATGAGTTTGCTCACATACCCCAAAACTTTGTAGAAACCTTTTATGAAAACGTATATCCTACAGTATCTGCTTCTTCAAACTCAAAGGTTATTATTACTAGTACACCTAATGGGTTCAATAAGTTTTATGACATCTATTCGGCTGCCGAATCTGGTTTAAGTGAATATACCCCATTTAGGGTTGATTGGTGGGATGTCCCTGGTAGAGATGAAGCATGGATGCGACAAGAAGTTGCTAATTTAGGAAGTGAGGAAGCATTTAATAGACAATATGGAAATCAATTTATTGCAAGCTCATCTCTTTTGCTAGGCGCGGACAGTCTTAAAAAATTAACCGAAAATCAAATTGAATTTGTTCACCGTGAAATGGTAGAATTTGAAGATGAAGACGTTAACTATGACGGTTTACTTTGGGATCCAAACTTTAATTTAGAAGAGTGTGAAGAAGACACTAACTATTGGTGTTTTTCGGTTGATATTGCTGAAGGTACTGGTGGTGATTATTCTATTATTAATATCTTTAAAGTAGAAATCATGGATGAGAAGGATTGGTCAAAAGTATCATCACCTGGTAGTTTTATTGATTTTTATAGAATTAGACAAGTTGGTAGATTTAGAAGTAATGAGCATACTATTGAAGAATTTGCAAAGTCTCTTTACATTTTAGCATATGATATTTTCAACTCGGAAAATGTAAAACTAATCATAGAATGGAATTTATTTGGTGGTGAATTAATAAAAAGGTTAGAAACCGTATTTCCACAAAGAAATGATTTTGATGAAGAGGCTGTTGTAAAATTTAAACACCGTATAGATGCAAGGACAAAACAATTTGGATTAAAAGTTAAAAAAGATAATAAGCCAATATTCTGTCAAAATTTTAAAAAGTACATAGCACAGAATAAGATAATAATAAAGGATAAGAATACTGTATATGAAGCTTCAACTTTTGGTAAAATGCCAAACGGTTCATATGCAGGGCAGTTAGGACATGATGATTTAATAATGACATGTATTAATAGTTCTGAATTCTTTTTTACATTAGATTTTTCTGATTTTGCTGAAGAGATTCATGATGAGATAGATCAAATTATTCAAGATAAGATTGATGTTATCTTAGAGCGAGACGCAAAGGGAGGACAACTGAATTTTGATATCTACGACCTGGTATAAAAAGTTATAGGTTGGTGGATATATAAAAAAAGCAAATAAAAAAAATAATATAAGATGGCACTAGATCCAAAAATCGCTTCGATTAAAGCTGCAGGAACTTATAGATTTGAATTTGACAAGTCTCAAGTTGTTAGTATTCCTGCTAATCAGACCAGATTAATTGTCGGTTTCTCTAAAACAGGACCTTTTAATACTCCGGTATTTATTCCTGACACCGCATTCTTTAAACAAGTTTACGGCGATATTGATAGAAACTTAGAAAGAAAGGATTCATTTTTCCACAGAAGCTGTTTAGCTGCATTGGAAAGAGGACCTATTCTTGCTCTTAATCTTCTTAACTTAGATTCTACTGATCAAGTAGAATACATTAAATTTGGTACTTCTGCAACCCCAGAGGCTCAGGCTAATGGTGGTGCAATGGGAGAATACCAAAAATTTTATAATAGAGATAAATTCTTCTATCCAGATTCTGATGCATTCCTAGATAATGTAAATGCAAACAGAACAACATTAAGTTCTACCACAACTAATGATTTATTAGACATGGTAAACTTAGGACAAAATCCTTTATCAGTTATTGTAAGAAAGGCATCAGCTGCAAATTCAACAGGATTCAATGTAACAGTTGAAGAATGGTATGGAGCTGCTAATGTACCAGGTTTCTTGGATAAGAATAGTTTAGTATCAGACTTCTTGGTTGATATCTTTGTAATTGGTGGAAACTTCGGTGGAGACTTTAATTCTGCAACACCTTACGAAAGATTTGCAGCAGATCCAATATTCCAAACATACTTTGATAAAACACAAGGTTTAAAGAGAAGAGTATTTGATTCTGATGCAACTGATACTAAGATTGCAGAATTCTTTAATGAGTCTGAGGTTGATCTGATTGCAACTTACACTGCTTCTCTTATTCCTGATTTTGTAGATTTAATTGGTAATAACCTTTTCGTAGAAAAAGTTGTTAATGCAGATACTGCGTCTACTGGATTATTTGTTACAGTTAATGAGGATCTCTTTAGCGGAGACTTTTTAATTGACGGTGTTGCTGGTGGTCTTGATCTCATTGGTCATAATTTAGAATATACTCAAGCAACTTCTTTACAGGATGATGTAAACTTCTTATCTTACAGCGGTGCTGTTGTATCCGACGTAAATTATGCAAGAGCCGCCACTGTCCCTAATACAGTTACACAAGGTACAGAATTAATTTCCGTTACGACTGTTTCTAGTGGAGATATTCAAATTCAAATACAAGGAACTGCAGGTGATTCATTCTTTGATGCATTTGCTAATATGACTGCAAATAGTTCAGCTGTTGTAGGTACTTATATTTTTGATTCTGTTATTTCAAAATATGTTCCTGTAATATCTCACCAAGTTGTTGGAAATACAGTTACATTATTACTTTCTTCTGTTGGTGGAGTTACTGATACTGACTTCCCTACAACTGCTGCAACCTACACTTATATAAACGAAGGTGACTTTGGGTTTGTTACTGATGAATTACCTTTAGCTAATTCAACCGCAGGAATTATAGGTTCTTATGGATCTACCTTATATAGCCAATTCTCAAACGGTACTCTTACTGATGGGGATGAAGCTGTATATGAAGTAGGTGGGATTCAATATACTTCTTACTTAGTATTTAATGCTGTAGATTACGGATCTATTCATGTAGGAACACCAACATCAGCTGTTAATACTGTTGCAATATCTGACCCGGCATATAACTTGCCATCTGTTCAGATAATTCCTTACCAGGAAGATGCATTTAACACTTTGACTCCACATAATGAGTTTACTTTAGATGGTACAGGATTCTTCTTAAACTCTGATGCCGTAGCATACGGGGCGAATATTTTAGGTATTCAAACTCTGAAAGGTGCAAATAACCTTTCTATTGATATCTTGGCTGATTCATTAACTGAAACTGCTCTTAAGCCTAACCAAGTATTAATTGATGCTGCTAATCCTGATGCTGCTGATGTGGTTGTAGGTAACTACTTAGTACACTTTGAAGGTTCTGTTTCAGAACCACATTCAAGATTAACTAGAATTAATGTTGTACAGGGTGGTTTAACCAATTCAGAATATAGTACTATACCTGCAGGTAAAACTGCATTATTAGTTACTTGCCAAAGTGAAATTTCAATTTCTACTGCTGGTGGTATTAAAAAGGTTGAATTATATTACCCAATAGATTCATGGATTGATTACCTGAATATATTTACTTTAGATGGATTTAAGTTAGATAATACAAAGCACGTACCTAATGGAACTAACGAAAGACAGAATGCCATATTAAACGGTACTCTTAACGGAACAAATTTATTTAAAGCATTAACTGATAGAGAAACTATTAACTTCAGATATTTAGTTGATACTTTTGGAAACGGTATTGAAAGTGGATCTAAATCCATTTATACTACATTATGTTCTACACGCAAAAACGCATTTGCACTGATTAATGCGCCTTCTGCTAAGGACTTTAAAAATAGTACCGATCCTTCGTTCTTAGATTTAACTGGATCTCTTTCTTCTAGATTTATTTCTACTGGAGGTGATCTTTCTAAGAACCCAACAGTTAGATTCTCGTTACCTTCACCAACCGAAGGTGCAAGTTGGGGAGCATTCTATTACCCATTCATTACCGTTAGGGATTTAGGTAAGAACATCAATGTTGTACCTGCCCCTTATGTTTCTAATAACTTTATTGCAAAGTATGAAAATGCTTTACCATGGTCATTAGTTGCAGGTGTTCGTAGAGGTGTTGTAGGAGGAACTGGTGTTGTAGGACTAGAGCTGAATCTTGGAAAAGAGGACAGAGAATACTTAGAGCCATTTGGATTAAATCCAATTGTATTCCAAAGTGGAACTGGTCCAACAATCTTTGCTAACAAAACGGCACAACAGGTTACTAAATCTGCATTAAGCTCAATCAATGTTAGAGAAGTTGTAATTTACATCCAAGATGGTATAGAAGCAATTTTGAAAAACTATCTGTTTGAATTTAATACAGCCCAGACTAGATTGGAAATTAAAACGCTTGCTGATAACTTCTTATCAACGGTTCAAAATGATGATGGTGTTTACGATTTTAAAAACGTAATGGATGAAACCAATAACACACCAGAAGTTATTGATCAAAATGTAGGTATCTTAGATACATACATTGAGCCAGTGAGAGGAATGGAAATTCTCGTACAGAGAACTACAATTCTTAAAACAGGTGCTATTAGCTCAGGAAACTTCCAATAAGAAAAACTGAAAGAGAATATATAAAAAAAATAAAATAATATGCCACTACCACATTATACCCAATCAAGGGCCAGTAGCCAAAGGTACGAACCTATTCAGCCTAACCTATTTGAGGTGACTGTATTTTCACCGCTAGGGGATGATACGGGTTTAATCTTGGAACAAGTTAAAACTATCGGAGGATTAAATAATCTTAACCCTTCAGTAGATGCAGTAGGTCAGAAATATAAATTTGCTGATCGTTCATTTGCAGGTATGCCAGGACAGACATTCTTGGATCTTACCATTAATTTCAGCTTAAACTTAAACGAAGCAAATGAAAACTATATTTACAATACATTCCGTAATTGGTATAAATTAACTTATGATCCATTAACTGGTGAAATGGGATTGAAGAAGGATTATGTTGGAAGTATGATTATCGTACAATATAACAGAGCAGGTGATATTTTCAGAAAGATTACTTGTAAAGATGTATTCCCAACAGGACAACCTGATTTTGTAGATGAATTAAATTATGAAACTCCAGATCCTAGTGATTTAACAATGACTTATCGTTGTGATCACTGGGTTGAAGAAAATGTTGGAGCTACAAATCTTTAATATCTAAATTTAACTTTAAAAACTGGCCTTATGGCCAGTTTTTTTGTCATCACTCTAATATATAATATAAATTATATAATCTAAATTATGACTATCTTTAAAGTAGAAAATACAACAGATGGAAAAGTCTATGTAGGTTACTCAATTAATGACAATCCTAATAATTTAGGATCAGGTAAATACATTAAAAGAGCAGTTAAAGATTTTGGAGTAAGATCCTTTATTAAAACTACATTAGAAGAATTTGAGCAAGATGAATCATTAGGGCATATAATGGAGAGAGTTGAACATTGGATTAAAAAATTCAAAGCAGACAATCCAAAATATGGTTATAATGAAAGCGTTCAAGAAATGATTCCACAGAAAAAAAGACTTACTAAAAAATTACAAGTTCTTTTAACGCCTGAGGATGAAGATAATTTAAATGCTATTATCATTAGAAAATCAATGGAATCAAAAACAAAACCAATTGCTGTTTCACGATATGTTAGACAGCTAATAGTAAAACATATCGTAGAAGAAACAACTACAGAAAAACAATTAACAAAAAATTAAGTAAATTATGAGCAGTCACGAGGACAATATTAAAAAAGAATTTGAAGCAGCAGAAGGTATTCAAGATGCAGAGGCTACTGTTAAGAGTAATGATGATAGTGTAATAACCGAACTTGGTAAAGTAGATACTAGCAGAGGTATGGGTATTACATCACCAGATGATCCTGAAATTAAAAGAATTCAATCATTGGCAGGATATATTAAATTAGACCTAACACAATTTCCATCAAAGGGTCGTTTTTATAGAGAAGATTTTGAAATCCATATTAGAGCAGCGAGAGTTGGTGAGGTTAGGGATTTTTCAACAGTAGATGAAGAAAATATCTTAGACGTGGATGAGAAGTTAAATTCTATGTTAGTTAATTGTACTAAGATAATGTATGGAACACAGAGGGGTTCTTATCGTGATATTTTAGAAGAAGATAGAATATACTTAATTTTGGCTATCAGAGAATTAACGTTTAAAAATGGTGAAAATAAATTAATGATGCCGGTTGGTAAAAAGAAATGTTCAAGCCCAACATGTAAGTCTCAAGAATCTGTTGAACTTACAACGTCTAATTTACAATTTCACCAAGAAGATGAATTGTTAGAAAAATACTATGATTATCAAAATAAGTGTTATACAGTCCCTACTAAAAAACATGGGGAGTTAACAATAGCCCCACCTACTATCGGTGTCATGAGAGCTATTACTGATTGGATACGAAAACGCGAAGAGGAAAATAAATCTTGGGATAAGTCATCCTTAACAGTATTACCTTATGTACAAAGAGAATGGAGAGGATTTAATTCTAATGAAATCTTTTCTAAAATAACTGAATTTCAAGGTTGGGATTCGAGTAAATATTCAATTATTTATAGACTTGTAGAAAAAGCTAAAATTGGAGTCAAGCCAGAATTTGTCTATCCATGTGAAAGTTGTGATGCGGAGGTCACAGTCCCGCTTTCCTTTCCCGGCGGCGTCAAGGCTCTCTTTATTATTCAGGATATCACTTCTGAACTTCTTTAAGGTTAGAGTTTTATTATTAGAAAAGTTGCATCTCCAGCCATCTGAGTTGGATTTGCTACCTTTCTATGAATATGAGTATACTTTGGAAATGTTTAACGACATAATAAAGGAGCGCAATGATCAAGAAGGGCAAGCATCTACTTCTGCTGAGGAAAAATATAATGTTAGTGGCATGAAAAAACAAATGAAAAACATGTCTTCATTTAAAACACCATCAATGCCTAAAATAAGCCTGCCTAAGTTCTAATAAATATACTATGGCAGCTATAACTCTTAAAGACTTAATGGGTCCTCTATCAAAGATGGAGGCTTATGCAAATGAAACAAATGAAAGCATCAAAAAAATTGAAGAATTCATTATTCATGGCATGGGATCAAGAGGTAGTAATCCAGGCGATGCTTTAAATCAGCAAATACTCCAAACTAATGTTCAACAGTTAGCGGCCGTACAAGAGACTAATAATATTTTAAGAAATCTTCTTGCAGTAACTATCGGAGAAGCCGAACAAACTAAAAGTTTCACATTCCAGCGATTAAGAGATAGGGCTTTTGACCGATTGGCAGGGAGTAAAGATTCTAAAAACTTAGATAAAATTGCTGCTGCTCTTGCTGATAATAATAATAATAAAAAATCTAAAGTAAAAACCGGTAAAGTTAAAGGTGATGGTGCACAGGCGTTAAAAGATTTAGGTATGGGTGCCTTACTTACAGGTAAAGCTATGCTCATATGGTCAATAGTTCCTAAAAAGGCTGTTGATAAATTTTTAGATTTTGTTGTTAAGTCTTTTGAAAAGTTTGAACAATTTAATGTTAAGAAGGTTCAGAGAGGTATAGATGCATTAGATTTAATGGGCGATGCAATTATTAAATTTTCTGTGGCCTTAGCGGTATCAACACCTTTAATACTAGTGGGACTTATAGGTTTACCTATTCTCATTCCAACGCTCTTTTTTATGGGAGGGATTTTTTCTATATTAGGTAGTAAAAAGTTTTCACAAAGAGTTAAGAGAGGGGCTAAATCCGTTGATATAATGGGTGATGCTATACTTTCGTTTGGTTTAGGACTTGCTGCATTTGCTTTAGCATCAGCAATTGTATTAGCCCAACCTCTGTTACTTGTTAGCATGGTCGGTTCTCTATTACTTATAGGTGGAGCCGTTGCACTATTAGGTAATAAGAAAATGTCTAAGGAACTTAGAGAAGGGGCAGGTACATTAAGTATTTTAGGATTAGGTATTGCAGTATTTGGATTAGGATATGCTGTATTTGCTTCTTCGTTTCCATCTAATGTAGGTCTTGGTACTATTCTGCTACAAGGTGCAGCTATTCTTGCTGTGGGCGTATCATCAGCATTAGTCGGTAAATTTGGGTATACAAATATTTTACAAGGTGCGTTGGCATTAGCTGTCAATGGTTTAGGATTACTTGTATTTAATATGGGTTATGTACCATTTGCTGATGCTACAAAGGGGATGTCACTAGGGGATATTCTAATACAGAGTGGAGTCTTAGTAGCAGTCGGTGGTGTAATGGCATTAGCTGGGCTTGCTGTTGCTGGTTCAATGGGTGCGGTTTTATTAGGCCCTGTTTTATTTGGTGCTGCAGGTGGTGCATTATTGCTTTTAGCACCAGGTCTTAAAGCAATGAAGGATCTTAAATATACAGAAAAAGATTCTAAAGAACTTGCAACTACATTAGGTGCTGTTGCTATGGCATTCTCTGGTGTTAACCCTGACTCCGGTGTGTTTGGGATGATTGGTGGATTGTTTACTCGGGTTGTGCAGAGTGGCGGTGGACTTATTGCAGCCCAAATGTATGCTACTGCCGGTTCAGCATTGCAGGAATTATCTAAAGGATTATCTGCATTTAAGGATGTAGGATTTACTGAAGAAGATTCAAAAGAACTTGCAATAGCTTTAGGTGCAGTCAGTGGTGCATTCGCACAAGCCGGTGGAGAACCAGCCAGCCCTGGTGGTTTGTTTGGAGCAGTCTTTGGAAATACATTTAGCCCTAACGCCACTGAAAGAGGTATTGATTCTGTAATGGATTCAGGTAAAGCTCTAAATTCAATAGTTGAAGGTCTTGCTTCATTCTTAGATCTTAAGAAAAAATATAAATTAGACGGAGATGCATTTAAAGATGGCGGCTATCTTAATACTTCTATAACCGAAACATTAGGTTTCTTAAATAGTGCTTTTGCTGCGATTGGTAGTAATGAAACTTCAGACTCTGCTTTATTTGGTTTATTCCAATGGGATGAAAATAATGTGGAAAAAGGTATTGACGCTGTTAAGGGTTCCGGTAAAGCTCTTAATGATATTGTTGATGGTTTAGGCGGATTCCTTGATTTAAAAAATAAGTACGGTCTAACCTCTGATTCATTTAAAAGTGATGGCTTTTTGGCTGTAGCTATTAAAGATACTTTAGGTTTTGTTAGTAAAGCATTTGCTACAATTGGTGGTAAAGAAGTGGAAGATGGATGGGGTCCATTTAGCTGGGATGAGAATTTGGTTGAAAAGGGGATTAATGCAGTTAAAGGTGCTGGTACAGAATTAACAAATATAGCAACAGGTCTTAAAACATTCCAAGACTTAGTGAAGCAAGAAGTAGACTTTGCAAAAGATGGAGACTTAGCTAAAGCCGTGACTAATTCATTAACATTCGTTGGTGATGCATTTGCTGTAATTGGTGGCAAGGAAGAAAAGGATGGTTGGTTTATGTTTAGTTGGGATGAGAATTTGGTTGAAAAGGGGGTTAATGCAGTTAGAGGAGCTGGTACAGAATTAACAAATATAGCAACGGGACTTAAATCTTTCATAGATCTTGTAGATAGTGAAATTGATTTTGAGCCTACCGGTAAACTTGCAAAGGCTATAAAAAATTCGTTAACTTTAGTTGGTAATGCATTTGCTGTAATTGGTGGTAAAGAAGTGGAAGCTGGTGGTTTGTTAATATCATGGGACCAAAATTTAGTTGAAAAAGGAATTGATGCAGTTGACGGTGCAGGTACAGCATTGACTGATATTGCAAAAGGTTTACAATCTTTTGCGGATTTAGAAAATCCTGGTGCTATTGCCAAAAGTATTGATACTTTATTTACATCTATAGGTGATACTTTTGCTAAGTATTATGATGATACCACATTCAGAACTGATTTAGATCATATGCAAGGTTTTATAACAGAATTATCTACTTATGCACAAGATGGTTCATTAGCCAAAGCCGCAACTGATATAGGAGAAATTGCAAACGCTGTTAATACTATAGATATTTACAAAGCAGAGGCCTTTGCAAATCTATTTAAAGGTGCTGGTGATTTAAGCTCAAATAAACAAGCATATCAACAATTAGCAGAGGCAGTTGAGGAAATTAAAGATTTATTAGGTAATCAAGGTTCAGGTATTGGGGATGCAGTAGGAGGAGCTATTGATAAGGCATTTGGTGGCGGATCACAACAAGAAAATACTGGTAATAATGCTGGCTTAGGAAGAACTTTACAAAAGATAAATTCATCTTTAGGTAGACTTGAATCAACGATGGGAATGTTACCAGCTTCAATTCAATCTATTAAAATAGTCGTGCCTCAATAATATTTTACATTTTCTTAAAACTAAGTTAACCTGTTACTATATAAAATTAACAGATAGTTCACGAAAAAGTATAGTATTATGGATAAAGTAAAAAGTATTGTTTGGTTTGATTTGGAAACCACTGGAGTAAACACAGCAACAGATCGTATCATTGAGATTTGTATGATAAAAACCGATTTTGATGGAAACGAAACGGATCGCTTCTACTCACTCGTAAATCCAGGTACAGATGTTGAATGGCGACAAGAGGCGATCGATAAACATGGTATCACACCAGATGTACTTAGTGACAAGGATAGGTTTGAATATATTGCAAAAGATGTTGTAGACTTTATAGGTGATTCTGACCTTGGTGGCTATAATGCCCTTTATTTTGATATCCCAATGCTTACCGAAGAATGTATGAGGGCTGGTATTGTATTTAATCATCGTAACCGAGCTGTTATTGATCCTTTTATTATTTACTCAAAATATGAAAGGAGAGACTTAAGTACTGCATACACTAAATACACAGGTAAGACCTTAGAGGACGCACACCGTGCAGAAAATGACATTAGAGCTACAATGGAAATATTCCAAGCCCAACGTAAGCTTTATGATATGCCACAAACAGCCGAAGAAATTGATAAAGAAGTCAATGAGTCTCGGCAATCTCAAGTTGATTTAAGTGGTAAGTTTAAGTTTGCTGAAATTAATGACAAGAAAGAAATTGTTTTTAATTTTGGTAAGTGGAAGGGAAAACCGTTTCGTGAGGTGTATGAAGCAGATTCACGATACATTGAATGGATGATTGATAAAGGGGAGTTTTCAAAAGAAACAAAAATCATTGCTCGTAAGCTTATGGAAAAGATGAGAGCTGAAACCGCATCTCCATTTTAAATTGTTAATAACTTTTTGAAAAAAGTCTAGGAAAAATTTTCAATTCCCAACAATTTTGATTATATTTATAATATACAAAATTAAACGGAATATGGAACACGAAAACGGATACCTTCCTAAAATTGCCTACCACATGGCAACTAATAACCACGCCTCGGTAGACCACTTTACTGAACGTCAAATTGCTCGCTACGGTGAACTTACCTGCGAGGATATGGTCTTCATCAGTAAGACTGTTCAATCTCTTCAACGCCAATGGGCACAAGAAGAAAAGGAATTTAACTCTCACCTTAACTACATCTAATCATGGAAAAAGGAACTATCGTAAAGTATGATGGCGGTTTCTATCGCATTACTCGTGAAACTAAAAACACAGTTAATCTAGGGGCCATTTTTGGTACTCATGTTTATCACAAAGGAATTCAAAAGTCCGAGGTTACCGAAGCTCACGATGAGTGGTACCAAGGATGGACTCAGTCAGAAACTTATATGTCAATGTAATGAAAATAGATATCTCAAAACTTAAAGAAGTTGAAAAAGCATTTGGTCAATTTGAAATTGGCCGTATCATGGGAAATGGTAATCATAACTATTTCCGCTTTGGATATTGGAACGGTGTAGATCTAGGTGTACTTAAAGAAATTATGGGACCTTCAATCGTAGTTGTCGAGGATGACATTTATGATGATGACTGTGGATGGAAGTACTCTTATACTCTCTATGAAAAATGGGAGTGGGACCAGATCCAAGAAAAACGAAAAGAACAAATGGAAAAGTGGAAATCTGAAAAGTAATCTTTCAGATTCTTTTTGTATGTATTATATTTAATTTAAATAAAGAAAACAATGAGTAAATACCAAGAACTTTTACAAAATCCTCCAAGGATAAAGGTAGCACCTAATGCAAGAGAAGTTATTTTTAAGACGGTAAGTTGTATGTGTGACAATGTACATTATCTTAAATTTAAGAAAAATGCTGAAGGCGATTTTAAGATGTCAGGAAATGGCAATGCTCTTTCTAATTGGCAAATGAAGCATACACCACATGATATTGAATGGGTTGCGGATGAAGGTAAATGGGGGCAAGTACGAAGAATGATAAACACGGGTACTTCAAAAATTGAATCTGTTAAAAGTAGATAAAATGGCAATAACAACTAAACCTATGCCAGGCTCTGAAAAGATTCATATTGATTTAAAAGGACCTGATGGAAATGCATTTGCATTGATTGGCTTGGCACAAAAGCTAGCCAAAGACTTACATTACCAACCAGAAGAAAGAGGTGAACTTACTACTGAAATGATGGGAGGTGATTATGAAAATCTTTTAATGGTGTTTGATCAACATTTTGGGGAATTTGTAACATTACATAAATAATGAAAAGAGTAGAAGATATGAGTACTGTGAATGGGACTAGTTTCCATGGACAGACTGTGTATGCAACAGTTAATGATCTTACTAAAATTTGCGGAGATCCTTACTGTGGTGATATTGAAGATAAAGTTCAGTATGAATGGATTATGGAAACATCAGATGGCATTCCTTTTACAATTTATGACTGGAAAGAATATCGCCAGTATTCAAAAGAAGATGTTATTGAATGGCATATTGGTGGACATCGTGGATTGGATGCGATTAAAGGCATGAAAGAATTACAAGAATCTCTTTCTTCTAATGAAAGCTCAAGAGAAGACGAACAAATTGAAGCTATCCTTGAAGAAGCAAATGCATTTGGTATGAGAGAAGAGGTTAAACTCTGGGCTGAAAAACTTATGTGTTTGGCACCGGACATGGATCCTATTGATGCATACACCCACGGCTTTAACGAGTGGATTAAATAATATGAACCATGACACCTAAGAAGAAAGATGACAAATTAGACTTCAACGGTGGATGGACTATAGGGGAAGCCGCTCATCATGTAGGAAAGAAAATGAAGGAGCAGGTCATTAAGGACAAGAGAAAGTATAACCGTAAGAAAAAACATAAAAATAAAGATGAAGATTAGTTTAACCTCCGTTTATGCACAGGTTTATGTTTTACCTACTATTAAGTGGACCTATGATAAATACTTATATGGGCATATGAACATTGAACTTTGGTGGTGGAAATGGGGAATAGAAATAGCGTATGGAATACAAGAATAGATACAACGACATTTACACATTTACTTTAGATGAGGATAAGAATATCCTTTGGGAAGGGGAATTTAAGTATTATCGTACTGGGTGGCCTAATGTTTATAAGGAAGCCTACCAAGCATACTGCAAAGATGTAGGATCTAAAGGTGAACACCCTATGCACATAGATTCATTTAAAGAAGCTGTTCATGAATCGGTTTATGATGATAATGATAGCTATGTAGGATTAGGTCCTATTGCAAAAAAGTATGGATCATTAATCTATTCAGATAAAGATACTATTGATATGGTAGATCCTAGCGGAGGTCCTTACATTACTCTTCACCAAAACCTTTCATGGTTAGGAGAAGAATTTAAAGGCCTGTGTGTAGGTAGTCTTAAACCAATTGAGACGGGTTACAAGATTCATACATACGGAGAGTTTGACCATTTAAGAGAACGAACTGACGATTAAGAGAGATGAGTGATAAAAATAAAGAAACAGAGTTGCTAAGAGCTTCGTTAATGAAACAAGTTAGCGAACTAACTGATAATGAAATTATATCTTTATATGATAACTTATCTGAATTCTTTAAAACAAAAGAGAGATGAAAGAAGGAACATTAGTATGGATAGTAGCATCAGTAGAAAATGATGCCTTCCAAGCAAACTGCGACAATGATGAGATTGTAGTAGAGCCACACGGATATAAAGCAATGCCTTTGTATGCAGATAAGCAGTGGGTAAAACCACTTACTCAAGAAGAGATTGAAGAATACAGTAAGAACCT